ACTTATAGTAATTTTGTAACAAGTTATGGATGGAGCTCTTTTCAATTAGAATACAGCGCACTTTTCAATTAGTATCTACACCCCCGGATACTTTCATAAGCATTGTGGATATGCTCGACCGATATTTCTGTTATTGATGCCATATTCCTATTCCGTTACAAGTCCCAAATTCCGTCTGATGGTACGCGTATGTGACATGATCTGTCTGATGGTGCCCAGTGAAGCCTCCTGGCGACGGACTTCCTGAAGACATCCGTCGAGCTGCTCCATCCGTTCGCTGTCGTTCATTTTCAGGTCACTGCTGAGTATATCCCCGGTCAGGGAGATGATGGCGGCGTTGTTCGCCACCACGTCCTGCACGGCCGAAGTGATGCCCGGCAGCTCCTTCATGTCCATCTTCTCCGCCTCTTCCAGCGTCCTGAGGCAGTTGCTGTTCAACCGGTTCTGCCGGTCTATCAGGTCCGTGAACATCCGTGCGCGTCTGACGGTGGCGGACACCTTCTGGACATAGTCCAGGGCGGTCTGGAGCCTGTTCACCTGTTCCACCGTCTGCTTCACCGTACTGGCCGTATTGGCGGCATTGATGATTCCCTGTGCCGTATTGCCGGGGTCGGTGACCACCCACTGGGCTCCCGCCGTCACGCAATGCAGCGACATTCCTGTAAAAAAGAAAAAAATTGAAAGCAATCTCATGATATTCCTCCTTTGTTCTGATTCCTATTTTGTTACAAGTCCCAAATTCCGTCTGATTGTCCGTGTACGGGAGATGGTCTGACGGATGGCGGACAGTCCCGCCTCCTGCTCCCTCAGCTTTTCCAGACACTTCCTCAGATGCTTTATCCGTCCGCTGTCGTTCATTTTCAGGTCACTGCCGAGTATGTCCATGGTCAGGGAGATGATGGCGGCGTTGTTCGCCACCACGTCCTGCACGGCCGAAGTGATGCCCGGCAGCCCCTTCATGTCCATCTTCTCCGCCTCTTCCAGCGTCCTGAGGCAGTTGCTGTTCAACCGGTTCTGCCGGTCTATCAGGTCCGTGAACATCCGTGCGCGTCTGACGGTGGCGGACACCTTCTGGACATAGTCCAGGGCGGTCTGGAGTCTGTTCACCGATTCCGTCACCTGTTTCACCGTTGCAGCGGTATTTCCCGCGGTCAGTGTGCTCTGGGCGGTGTTGAGAGGGTCGGTAATCGCCGCCTGTGCGGCAGCCTTCAAGGTCATTCCGCCGCACAGGAGCAGAAGCAGAAGCGGCCTGTATCCCTTTAATCCTTTTTCCATACGGTCTCCTTTCATTTCCTGTCCTTTGACGGGTGTCTCTCCATGTATCTGCCTATCGCTTCCTCCATCGGCATGGTCCTGGAATAGCCGTCAATCTCAGCCCATGTCTCCCCGTCGGTCTGGAAGGCGAGGAACTTCTCCCGGCTCAGTTCGTTGCGCACCACCACCGCATACCTCCCCTGGCCGCCGGTGAAGCGGATGAAGCACTCGGAATGCGGACGCTCCCCGGAAAAGTCGTTGCGGATGGACCGCATCATGTTGCACTGGGCGGGGTCGCCCCCCATCTCGAACCTTTTCTCCACGGCCCTGTATACCACATCCGTTGTGGGAAGGATGTACAGCAGCTGGGTGTTGGTGATCATGCCTTTGGTAAATTCGTCATCGGGAAGCTGGTCGGGACTCTGGACGATGGTCATCACCGCACCGTTCTCCTTGCGTATCTTCTGGTAGCAGAAGGCGACTGCGGAATGTATGCTGATATCCTCGCCTCTGGACTTCATCTGCGCCGTCTCGGCATACTCGTCAAAAATGATCATCCCCCTTCTGGTCCGGTCGGAAAGGATCTTGTCATGAATCACGTCGAAGATCAGGGCCATGACCAGGTCGGAGAGGAACTTGTCCTGTTTGATCTGCGTCAGCTCGAACACGACCAGCCGCCTGTTCCCGAAATCGGGCACTCCGTCGGTCCTGCATACATTGGCATACCGTTCACCGGGAAGGAACTCGCTGCATATGAGGCGGAAGGAGGACAGGTCAAAATAATTGGGGTCTACGTCCTTCCGCCGGCAGATATCCTCATAATGCTCCGTCACGTGGCGGTAGAAAGAGGGAAAGGAATGGGGCGGCAGGCAGGTGGTGTAATAATCCTGGATGAATTTTGTGAGGGCTACGGACTGCTCCTCCTCGTCCTTCCCGAACATGCGGCGCCAGAAACGCTGCACGATACCCGATAGCACCTCTATCTTGTTGTTGTCAAGGGAACGGCCCTCCAGATCGAAGGGATTCAGGCCCAGCGGTGTCTCCCCGTCATAGTCCACATGCAGCGAGATTTCAGGATAAAGCTTGCAGAGCTGTCCGAAAGAGTACCCGAACTCCACCACCACCACGATATAGCCCTGCTCGATGAGCTGCTGCACGATATTCAGTGTCAGCACGGACTTGCCGCCGCCGGTGGATGCCACCACGATGCCGTTGCGGGCCGGTATGCGTTTTTTCTTCGCGTCCCAGATATCCTTTTTCAAAGGTATCTGATAAATACGGTCATTGAAATACACCCCTTCCTCATCCGGGGTGAATGTCGTGTAGTTGATGAACAGACAGAGCGCGAGGGAAAGCGGGGTCAGGAACAGGAAACCGCTGTCAAGCCCTTTCTCCTGTCCGGGAACCGAAGCCAGGTATATGTTGGCCAGATGCTCGTAGGACGGTATATAGAATTTGAAGTCCGAGACGGTCAGGTATTCCCGCAGCTTCTTCTCGGCCCGGTCCAGCAGTTCCGGGCTGTCATCCCATATCATGACGGAAAAATTGGCACGGCAGAGGAGCTGCCTCTCCTCCATGATCTCCTTCTGCATGTTCTCGAGCTCGTCCGCCTTCGGCTCCAGCATGGCCCTGTCCCATCCCTTGTTGGTGCGGTAGACCGCCACACGGCGGGAGAACTCTTCATAAAGTTTCTCCGAGCCCTCGAAATAGAGGATCTGGTTGACCGCATGGTTGCAGTGCAGGTGCACGCCCAGGCCTTCCAGTTCCGCCATGTACAGGCTGCATCCGGACACGGGCAGTGTGGTGTCCTCCACATCGCTTCTGACGGTGCGGTCAGGCAGATAGTCACCGTCACAGACGGTATAGCAACGCGCTTTCTCCCGGTCGACGGTGATCTCTCCGGAGAAATGGATGTCACGGTCGCAGTCAGCCCGGGGGAAGAAGTTGATGTACCGGATGACATACTCCCTCAGGCTGGCGGCGGCCATCCTTTCCAGACGGGTGTCCCTGATACTGTTTATCACACCAATGGCGGAGTTCACCCCCTCCAGAAATTCGGTGAGTTTCTCCCGGTCGGACACATGCAGCCTCTCCCGGTAGGAGAACGGGTTGGCATTGTACGAGGCTGCCAGGGAGGACAGGCCGGACAGGGTGAATATCAGAAGACAGTCATGTTCCAGATACTCACGGCCGGAGAAATGCCTCTGTTCCGCCTTGTCGATGAAGCTGTCCCCTTCCAGCTCATGAACGTACTCCCTTTTAAGGAACACGTCCTGCTTGTGCACGAAGCTGCCGGAGGGCAGGTGTTTGAACGCCTGGTAGAGACGCGCGTTGCGCTCCTCCAGGTCGGTACGGTGCAGGCTGTAGCATTCCGGATTGTACATGCGGAACGCTACAGACACGCAGCCGTTTCTGGTAAGGATGACACCGTATTCGTCATTGATGACATCCAGTATGGAATATCCTTCGTTTGCCATTTTCTTATTGTTTGTTTTTTTATTTGTTATCCCGTTCAGTTGTTATTTATATCTTTGCAGCAATAAAACATATTGTATCTTTATATCTTTTTAGTTTATGAATGAAATCAGTACAGCCCTTAAAACATTGACTGACAGAATCACTGTAAAGTTGGAAATCGGAGAAAAGCATTTTAATGTTTTTCTATGTATTGCTCTATGCGCACTGGTCATTTATCCGCTCCTGTTCACAGCCGTGGTTCATTTCAGAACACTACCGCTTGGGATACAGTTGTTGATTGTGACAGGAATTTCGGTTGCCTATTCAGTAGTCCTCGTTCCGCTTTCCGCATTTTGGGTTTCCAAAGAATGGATCTGCTATGCACCGGTTGGTATCCTTTCCTGTATGTCAGGGATTTACTGGGTATTTGCCTGCCCTCTCTCCGGAGTTGACCCCAACTTTATAATATTTTGGAGAGTCATGATAATACTCCTTCCGCCCATGCTATTGTTGGGTATAGCCATCAACCTGTGGGAACTCCGCCATGTCAAAACCGGCAACAGACAAAGCAACAGTTTAAGGAGGCAACTCTTTATCATCTTCTTTTTTATCATTGTTTTCACCACCTATTTCCTTATTTCCAATTTCTTTAGGAGTGCTGTTTTTACGTATACGTATATTTCTTGAATCTTTTATTTCCTTGGTGATACAATAAAAGACAAAAGACACACAAAAAAAGAATGTCCAGACAAAAGCAAACAGCACTTCGGGACAGTCAGTTATAAGTCTATTCATATTTTCTGTAGTCTATCTGTTTTTTCATTAAAGCATTTCTCACATCACGGTTTGTAACCGTCTTCTCCCAATGCGGCGACCTGTTATTGGACAAGGTTTCTTGTGCTATATTCAAGTGTTGCCTACTTTAGTATTCTTCTCCTGTTTGCAAAGATTTGTTTGGGTAAGATTACATTGGGGGGCAAACACTGTTGGCAGCTCCTTAAAAAAAAGTTGAATCATGCAGACGATGAGTCGTTCCTTTCTTTAGAGGGATCATTGATTTTTTTTCGGTATCATTGCCACTCTTGCCATACTTTTTTAAGAACTCCATGTTCCCATGTATGGCAATTCTTATCAAAACATGCAGTGTCAGCATCCCCATGATAATGATGCATATATAATCAATTGGCATTCCGATTGTTTGTTCCAGCCAGTTTCTAACACTTTCCATACTGTCAATAGTTTATCTGTCTTTCATTAAAGCATTTCTCACATCACGGTTTGTAACCGTCTTCTCCCAATGCGGCGGCCTGTACTTCTTCCTTGAGGCATTCTTATAGAACTTCCTTGCCAACAACAGGCCACATCCGACAAGCAATACGAATATGAAAAGCATTTCACCGCCTGTCGTACCGTCCTCCAGCCAGCTCTTGACGTTCAGCAGGAGCACGGCCACGGCGAATCCGCCGTAACCGAGCAACAGATAGAAGTCGCGTACCAGCAGCCCGTGTATCTTGCACGGGTTCTCGATCCCTTTGCGCACCTTGTACTCCATGGCGGTCAGATTGAGAAGCTGACACCGGCTATCTTGCCCACGCAGAAGCTGATGACGGTCACCGCGATAAGGACATAGCCGACCATGTAGGCGACGTTCATCCATCCCTGTTTCTTGTTGCCCTCGCTGTTCTCGTCATTGATGAGTCTCCAGTTCTTTCCTATGCCTACGGCAAGCGCCATGACCATCACACCGAGGAAAACCGGCAGTGCGATGTCGTTCAGGACGGTGTTGATGTCACTTTTGATGGATTGTGCCCCTGCCGGAAGAACCGCCGCCAGCAGGACGGATAAAGTATAAATTTTCTTTTTCATTGCCTTTCTTGTTCTTTTTCAGTTATTGTTCCTTCATAATTGCCTCCGGGCTGCCAGCCGGTGATGGTGATGTCCTCTATCTCCACCCCGTTTCCGGCGGTTTTCAAAGTGTAGACATATTCCTTTCCGGATCGGAATGCCGCCGCCGGCATGACGAAGTCGTATGGATGTCCGCCGGCCACCAGCGCCACGTGCATGGCCGGACTGTCACCGGGATAGAGCAGCAGGCTTCCTGTCCCGGAGGATATTGTGCCTTTTTCCGGTTTTATCTCCAGTGAGCCCGTCAGAAGACTGTACGAAGCGGAGTAGCTGTAATCCGCCACTCTGACCGCGGTGACGGCGGCGGGCATTCTGAAAGTCACCTTCGAAAGAAGATGATACAGGGTGATGGAGGCGGAGGGTGCGTTCCCGGACACCATGGTCCTTTCCGAATACAGATAGTCTGTCTGGCTCCTTGCGTCCAGGCCCATCTTTCCGCCGCTGAAGGACGGGTTGTAAGGATAATACGCATATATGCCTTTATCCCCGTCCGACAGGGAAATCTCCGCGAATGTCCATTTCCCGGACCGGTTGAGGACTCGGATGTTGTCCGGATACAGGTTTCCCGCCGTATCCGTTACAAACATGCCGAACTCGCTGACGGACATTTCCTGCCCGTCATCACCACGTGCCGTGCAGGAGCTGATGGACATGACGGCGTCCTGCTCCGGACTGTCGTTAGGGCCGGAGCAGCCGCTGAGGGCTGCAACCGGCATTACAAACGTCAGACAAATAATGAGATGATTGAATGGTTTATCCATATTTATAGTTTTTAGTTTATGTCCACCGATACCTTTCTGTCCTGGTATACAGTGATTGACAGTTTCCTTCCGCTTTCGTTCTGGGTCAGCGTAATCGTGCCGCTACGGTCGGAAGTTGTCGGGTTTTCACTGACGGTTGCCGAGTTTGTGCCGGCACTGATCCAGGACACGTTGGCGGAAGCCGACCAGCCGATATTGCTGCGGGAGGTTTCGCTGCCGTTGGTGTATGTGATCTTCTGTGAGGTGACACTGTAGGTGACGGTTCCCCCGGTGGAGACGACGTCATCACCGCTGACGGCTCCGAGCGTGAATATGTACCCGTAGGTGATTACATCGGCGGGCTTTCCATCCTGATGGATTGTCACATGGCCTGATTTTCCTCCGTAACTTGCCGTATAGGTACAATTGCGGGATGAAGTGCTGCCATTGGCCGCCACTGTGACAGTCGTGCCGCTCCGGCTGAAGCCCGACGCGCTTCCTGACCATGAGGCGGATGAGCTCACATCCACACTCCGGTATTCTGTGGTGGTGCCTGTTGTTATGCCGTTCCACTTCGTGTATTTCGGACGGCTTTGTGATGCTGTCGCACTCAGGCGGCTTGTGCCTCCGGATGAGCCGATACCGGACGGGCTGGCGGACACTGACAATGAGCCCGTGGTCCAGTTGCCGTACTCCGTTGTCTGACTGCCGGCGGACTGTCTGACCGTACAGGCGGCCGACCTGCCGTTTGAAGTGGCCGTGACTGTGCAGGACCTTTCAGACGCTGTTGTGTTGTTGCCTGCTGTCAGTGTTGTTCCGGACAGGCTGAATCCGCTGCCGGCTGCCGACAATGACGGTGTGGCCCTGTCTGTTTCCGTACCGCCGGAACCGCTGACACCGTTCCACGTCCATGTGCGGGTACGGGTTGCCGCCGCGCTGATGGAGGATGTGCCTCCGCTTGCGGCTATCGTGGCCGGATTGGCTGACACTGTCACGTTCCAGGCACTCCATGACGCATATTGCCTGTTTCCTGCAGACTGGGTGATCGTACAGCTGGCTGATTTACCGGCATGGGTTGCCGTATATGTTATACTTCGCGTGCTTGTTGAGGTGTTGTTGCCGGCGCTGACTGTTTTTCCGGACAGGCTGAATCCGGCTGCACTGCCCGAGATGACAGGTGTGGCGGTTTCCGTACCGGTCTTTACCCCATTGGTATATACGTCACGCGCAGCCGAGCAGGTCAGCGTTGACGTTCCTCCGGCGGCCGCGATAGTGGTCGGACTGGCGGATATGTTTACTTTCCAATCTCCGTAACCGGTTGTTCCGGCCGGCTGCTTGACTGTACAGGTCGCTGATTTACCGGCATGGGTTGCCGTGACTGTACAGGATCTTTCAGATGTTGTTGTGTTGTTGCCTGCTGTCAGTGTTGTTCCGGACAGGCTGAATCCGCTGCCGGCTGCCGACAATGACGGTGTGGCCCTGTCTGTTTCCGTACCTCCTGAACCGCCGACACCGTTCCACGTCCACGCACGGGTACGGGCTGCATCGGCCGTGATGACGGATGTACCTCCCGTGTTTGCAACCGTTTCCGGATTGGCCGATACGGTTACACTCCAGTCGCTCCAGGATGCGTATTGTTTTGCACCGGCATCCTGTGTTATGGTCAGGCTGTTATCCGATGTTATGCCGTTGTAACTGCCTTTTACGGTAATACTTCTGGCATTTGTCGTAGTATTGTTGACAGCCAGGACCTGATTCCCGGACAGGCTGAATCCCGTCCCGGTTCCACTGAGGGAAACCGTTACATTTTCTTTTTTATCAGGATCCCGGTGGTCGTTATAATAAGTGCTGAGAACGGCTGTGACAGCCTTGTTTCCTCCGGCAGCGGGTATGTTTCCCGCAGTTGTGCTGATTTGCAAGGTCTGCCGCGTGGTAGCGGAGGACTGTTGTACCGGCAGGATGTAAGTCCTTCCGGATTCTGCCTGGGTAAACAGGACCTTGCCGTTTCGGGGAGCGGTATTCAGGTTTTCCGCCACCTTTATTGTTTTGCCCGCCTTGTCCGGGGTTATCCAGACGTCTGTCGTTGAAACCGTGTAATCCAATGGACTCTCAGTGCCGGGCAATGGCTTCCCGTTTATTGAATAATATTTGTTTGAAACCGTTTCGTAGTTATAGATGCCGCCGGAATAGCCGCTGCCGATGGTTTCCGGACTGACGGTAAAGGTATACTGCAGCTCTTTGCCCATGAACGGAATTACGGTAGTATGCCCCGCAAGGAATTCTTTCTTTGCCGTAAGGGTGTAGTCCTTTTTTGTGCCGTCGGCAAATAAAAGGGTAAGGAATGTACCGTCGGCATCCCGGTCCTGCGCCGGAATGACCGCAGTGAATGTGCCGCCGTCATTATACATCCGTATATCCGAGGTGGCTCCAAGGGTATTGGCGGTGCCGGTTCCCAGGTTGATATTGGCTGTAGCCTTGGCCCTTTGGATGGTCACGCCGGAAAGTGCCTCTCCCGCTTCCGGCGTATAAGTGACCTGCAGCCGGGACAGCCGGTGGGAGAAGGCGAGCGTTATGACCTTATCGGTTGTTCCGCTCCTGTTGGCCGCATACATGAAGTCGGAAAGCGTGATGCCTTCCCGCTGGTCCCCCTGTATGCTGAAATCATAATCCAACGGATTGCCCATGTCTTCCCTGTAGGGGTAATAGGCATAATAATCCGTTTCATAGCCGGCGGCTATTTCGTTGGCGTCCCCGTCCGCCACGAACTGCGAGCCGTTCCAGACGAACCGCTTGTTGTCCGCATAGTTTCCGGACGTTTTCAAGGTTGCAGGCGCTGATGACATGCGTACTGCCGCATAGACGCCGATGGCATCCCCGGTCTCAAACGTTGTCTCGGTTGCCCGTGCTCCCCCTGCGTCAATTTCAAAGGACACGGTATCACGGCTGTGGATTGCGGTGCCTTCCTCATTCTCACAGCCCTGCAGGGACAGGAGGGTTGTCACGGCCAGCCAGGGGAAAAGGCTGTTTAAAATATTCTTCATTTTCATCGTTTTGTCTGATTATGGGGGATTGGCAGCCCCGATATGGTTTGTAACAGGGCGGGAAGAAAGGCTTCCCGCCCCTTAAAGTCAGATTACAGGTACAAGCTGGATTTCACCTTTCACATCGTCTGTCCAGGGTTCGATGGTCACACCGCTGCCATCGGCACCGCCGATGACCAGACCGTTATTCCCCAGTACGATGTCGTAGATATTACGGTAAGAGCGTTCCCATTTCGTTCCGGCCGGGAAGGTGAATTGCAGCTGCTTTCCGTCAATGGTGAACACGGCCTGCATATCCTTGCCCGCTGTCGCATCAACCGGAACGACAATGGATGAAAAGGATACGGCCTTGTCTGTCAGAGTGGCGCCGGCGCTGAATTCCACATTGCCTGCCGTCGTTTTTGTCAGGGAACCTGTTGAAATATCCATAGTGGCACGGGTATACAACGGAGTGGCGGAACCGACATTCTTCAGTGTGATTCCGGTAAGGACGCCTTCCTGTCTGTATCCTTCCGTTTTCTTCATGCGGAATACGACCTGTGAAAGGGCATGTTTCATCGTGATGTTCACATTACGGTTCAGGATGCTCGCCTTGGTGTCGCCCTGTCCGTACAGATGGTCCGTCTGGGTGGTGATGTCCACCGGAAGGGCGGAGGGGGTGGTCAGCGTGGCATCATACGGATAATAAGCGAACACCGTCGCCTCGTTCTCATCCAGCAGGATCTCTTCCGAAGTCCATCCGGCAGCTGAATAGGTGAAAGGGGTGTTGGTATAGACGGCATTCTGGTTGTACGGAGTGCCCAGAGTACCGTTGCAGACATAAAGACCCAGCTTGTCACCGGCTTCCCAGGCGGTCTTTTCCGCGCGGGAAACAGCGGGAGCACCGATGTTGGCGTTGATTTTCAAGGAGGCACGGACATCCTTGACGGTTCCTTCTTCATTCTCGGAACAGCTGCATGCCAATACGGCAAGACACGCTGCGAACAAAAACATTTTCTTCATTTTGTAAAATTTTAAATTGATGATAAAAAAACAGTATTAATAAGTAATTATTCCCTGGCCCCATTCCACATTCTGCCAGTCCTCGATGGAAGCGGATGCGGTATGTAGGGACGGGGATACGCGGACGGTGATGTCCACACTGATACCGTCAGCGGTGAAGTCCTTGAACACATCACTCAGGTCAAGATCCGCATCCACGGGCATGTCCCCGTCCAGATGAAGACGGATGACATTGCTCACCCCGGTATTGATGCCGAACACCAGCACTTCCTTCCGGAAGAAATTCTCCTTTTCAGGGGAGACGGTGAAAGGCAGGGTGGCGAAACCGCTTCCCTTTTCCCTTGTACGTACATACCGGCTTGTGGTCACGCCGTCAAGTTCGGCGGTGATTCCGGTATATTCCAGGATTCCCGTATTCGTCACCGTGATGTTGAAGACAATCCGCTGCACCATCAGTTTGCTCTCGCAGGTGACGTGCAGGGTGTCGTCAGTCATGACCGTACCGGTCACGGAAGAGGAATACGCGTATCCCTGCTCCGCCGTGATCTTTCCCTGTTCCGTCGGAACACGCAAGCGGACGGTGGCGGCGGAGCCCGCATCCTCCAGGATGTTGACATCCTTGTTGCAGGCGAGAAACTCGTAACTCCCGATATGCAAGGTCCCATACGCATCACCGCTTCCATTAAAAGGAATGGAAAGATTGTCATATTCCGCCACGCCGTTACCGGTCAGCGGAAAAACCATCAGGTTCATCTCCGCCTGTTCCGGTGTGCCCATATCGGAAGGGTGATGGAACCCGTTACGGGCGTGCAGGTATCCTTTGTAGATACAATCCTCGGTGAACAGGCCGTCACAAGAGGAAAGTGACAGCAGGGACAGGAATATGCCGGGCAGAATTCTTACTATTTTATTCATATTGCGACAGGTTTAAATTATACGTTGTTATCAGCCGGTTGATTTCCGGATCAAGACGACCGCGATAGGCTTTGGAACCGTCCAGTTCCAGTGAGCGCATGAAGGAGGACACGGCTTTGCCGTCGTCTTTCAGACGGCTGTACAGGATGGACAGCAGGTAGCACACATTGGAACTTTCCGGCAGGGATTCCAATATTCCGGCAGCCCGTGCATCATAGCCCAGTGACATCAGGCAGATGGCCGTGTTGTAGTCGTTATAGTCCGACAGTATCACCAGCGCGTCCTTGTACTGCCTGTCCTCCATCAGGTCAAGACCGTGCATGTAGGCCGAGTCAAGGACGGTGGTGTATTTGAATTCCTCTATCATATCCCGGCGGTGCAGGTAGAATGCGAAGTTCACCGCACGTGCCAGAGGATAATAGTTCTCCCTGATATGCTTGTAGGCATCCGGGAAACGTTTCCGGATCCCGGCCTCCCTTGCGTCCGGATCCTTTACGGAGGACATGATATCCAGAACGGCTGACCTGTCATCCATTTCCGTATCCTGTTGTACCTTGCGGACAAGAAGCTGCCAGTCCTCGCCAATCCACCGGGGACGGATCAGGGTGTCGATGCCGGTCCTGTCATCCGTCCTTCCGGACAGGTACTCCTTCAAGGCAACGGCACGCTGCCTGGACAGGATACGGTTCGCGGCCGCGCTGCCTTCCGGGGATGCGGTGGCGGTCATGTCAATACTGTCCATCACCAACTCACCGGTATAGGTCAGCTTGTTGATCGCTTCCAGGACTTTGTCTATTTCGGAACGGTTGTTCCCGTATTCCTCGTCAAACAGGTATCTGCCTGCCGGATAATTGATATAGGCGGTCGTATTGGCCGTGGCCTTGCGGTATATCTTCTCCTTCCTGTACCGGGGCGCATGGTCCAGGAACTGCACCATACTGCTTATATAATAGGTAATGGTATCCGAGGACGGTAAATTGGCGGAACTGCCATTGACGGCAAGTATCCTTCCGTCTACTGTCAGGTCAATACGTTTCGTGTTATCGGTAACATCCATCTCCTGCCGGTAATAATAGCTGAAGGTATTGTTCCTGTTCCTGATGACCGTATCCAGACGGGCGGCCTGGTAAGGGAAACGAACCAGCTCCTCATATTTGCGTGACACCGCGTCACGTTTGCGTTCGTTCTCCGCAATGCGCTTGTAATCGAAGTATCTCTCCGCTATACGCGCCGAATCTTCCGGCGTCACCCTGCGTACCTTCAGAGGGGTGCCTTCCGAGAACATGCGGTAGCGGGACGGAATCAGCGTGGTGTCCAGGTCACGGCGGAGCCAGTAGGCGGGAAGTACGGACAGGATGGTGTTGTGGCCGGCGATGGCCATGCGGTTCCGTTCCATCTTCGCGTTGAAGTGCTGGTAACGGCGGTTCCATCTCTCAGTCCAGTCAATCCATTCCTCGCGGGCGATATAGTCATGCTTCCATGCCTGGTAGAACTCCTCCTCCAGCTCGGCCATGGCACGGCGGTAGCCTTTCATGTCGAACATCTCTTTCAGATAGGCGGAATCCGGGATGATGCTGTTTATGAAGGCCTGGTACTGCGCGTATCCTTTTTTCTGCCGCTTGACGAAGTCGGCGCCGGACAGGAAGATCCTCTCCAGTTCTATGCGTCTGCCACGCTTGTAGGCCACAGGGGTCAGCTGTACCTGCCATTTGTCATCTATCAGCCTGCCCGGAACGGTCACGACAAAATCCAGATTCACTTTCCCGGCACGCTCGGGGATGTTCCTGTTACGCGCGACAATGGTCACCTCGTCCAGCTGCAACACGGTCATCTCTTCACCCGTAACGCTGTCACGTTCGGCCATGGTGACAATATGTTCCACTCCCGAACTGTCCTTCCAGGTGATTTTTTCGGGAACGGAATAGCATGTCGTGTCCGGTGCAGGCCGCTTGCCGGCCTGTGAGAGACCGACCTTGCTGATGCTCCTTTCCATCTTGTGGGACAGGGAACAGGATAAGGACAGCAGTGGAAGTAAAAGGATTACAGGTATGTTTCTTTTTTTCATAGGACCGTACATTTAGAAAAGATATATCATGTTCAACGCCACACGTGAAGGTATCAGATACCATCCGTGTTTTCTGCCCAGGAAGGCGCCGCATTCCCGGCAACGGTATTCGTTGTACCTCGCCCAGACCGCGGCGCCGCCGAGTTCCCATTCTATGTTCCATGTTTTTGACAGGGGGTAGGCCTTGCCGATGGAGAGGCCGATGCCGTAGCCTTCCCCCTCATAGCGTTTCTTGTTCCATATCCTGCCGATCGAATAGCCGCTTGCCAGGGTGTTCATCCCGACAAAAAAATTGGAGTAGGACTCCACGAACCAGTAGCGCACGCCCGGCATGACAGTCAGGTTGCGGAACTGGCGGTTGTCCTTAAAGACGAAGGGATTGTACTGGACCGGTAGATGAAGCGACCATCGGCGGTTCAGCGTCATGGACCCCTCCAGGTTGATGTTGCCCGTTGCCAGCCCTATCAGGTTGGTACGCGCGGAATAGAACTGGGCCGGGGATGCCAGGCAGACGCCCAACAATATCCCCAGAAAAAAGAATTTCTTTCTCATCTGTTTTCTCCTTCCTGATTGGACGGCCGGGAATTCAGCACGGTGATGTCCCATGCCGTCAGCGTGTTGAAGTAACGGCCGTCCCGTTCACGGGCGGAAATGTCAAATTTGACACTGACCTCCATACCCTCCTCCATGGGAAAACGGTCCATGTTGGCATTCATCACTTGCAGGCAGATCCTCTTCGGATACTGGTCTTGCGTTTCTATCACAAACTCACGGGACTTCCACGGAGTGCCCGATGTCTTTCCGACTCCTTCCTTGACCGGAAAGAGGGTAAGTACTTTTCCTTTTATCTCCATATTTTTTTCGTTTATGTGTTTTTAATCAAGTGAACGGGGATGAACCGCAACCATCCTTTTCACGATCTGCTAAAACCATTCGGCATCCGGATCGACCTCCACGGAAAGCCGGTCCATGATCCATGTGATCAGTCTGTTGACAAAGCCCATGTTCTTATCCTTTTAAAAGTATTATCCTTCAATTGCCTGCTCAGACTTATATGGCGGCCGTCATCAACTCCGGTCATATAAGCCTTGTGGTTCGTCTTATGCCTGTTCGCCACAGGCTTTCTTCTGACAAGCCTGAACCTGCCCATATAGTCGTCTATCAGTTTTTGGTGACAGATCATGAGGCCGGTTTCCTGCGGCGTCTGCCCGGAATTCTCCAGCTGCATGCGTAAACCGGGTATGCAGCCTTCCAGATAAGACCGGATATAGTCCTTCTTACCTTTGGCGGTTCTCCAGTAACCGCGTCTGCCTTGCGCATACCCGGAATACTTCTCTTCGGACAGACGTCTGAAGGTTTTACGCAGGTAGTCAAAGAGCGCAATGACAGTTGCCGCATTTTCCTCTGTCCCGATTACCACCATATGGGTTGTGCCCGCGTAGAGCAGCATCTTGCAGTAATTGTATTCACATAAGACCCTCATCAGGTCCCGTTTCCAGATATTGCCGGCCGCATCCTTGTAGCTGATTCTGTCAGATTCGCAGGCTGTCAGCCGGTTTTGTGGATTCTCACCGGCAAGATCAAGCAGGGAGAGGTTGTATTCCATAAGCAGGCGGTGTACCGCCGCTGCCGCCGCATGGGCTTCACCTTCAGATCCGATCTGTGTGGCGGATTCTTTGAGCCGGATAAGCTTGCGGATTCTTTCCGTTATCTTTTCTGATACTTCTTTCATATTGTTTGCTGTATTACATCTCATTTCCTGCAGTCATTGCTTTTTTTTTACAGGCTTGCAGGAACTCGTTGAAATCGTTATGCCGGGGATACAGCCGGACGGACTCATTGACCAGTACCGTATCCTTCCCAAGATTCCCCTCCAGTTTCTCCAGGGCGTCCATGCCTGCCTTGTCGTTGTCCAGAAAGGCATGTACCAGCCGGTGCCGGGAAAGGAACTCTCCGGACCTGCCGGCCATGGCCGTGGAGTTCAGGATGCAGAAATTCATTGGCGGCAGTCCGGGATGTTCCCTGGCATACTGGAGATAGCTGAGAAAATCCATGAATCCCTCGAAAACGGCACAACGGTCGCCTCCATTGTCAAGACAGGTGACGGCTTTTACTCCGGCACATCCCTTGAATATCGGATTCCTGAGCTCCATGCCTCCCTTGTCATTGGGGAAAGCTACGGCGAAACAGCGCCTGTCCTTCCTTCCGCTGAAATGGTAGTATGCTTCCTTGCAATATGCCTTTGCAATGTCCGCATCAATTCCACGCCGGCCCATGTATTCCAGAAGCATCCTGTTGGTCAGGGGATTGATATTGTCGACAGTCAGTCTGGGGCTGGTGCCGGCATCCCCGGCGGAAGTCGGAACAGGGAGGGGGTCGGACGGGGCGGACAGGTCGCTTTTTTCAATCCGCCGCATGGCGGAGTGAAAATCGCACCGTTCCAGACGCATGACCAGGTCAGCCACACCTCCCGAGCTGTCCTCACCGAAATCCTTCCATTTGTTCGTGTGCAGGTTCACCATGAAGCTGGGGGTCTCCTCATTTCTGAAAGGGGAGCTGTACATGAGATAGCCGTGGTAGGACCTGACCGGTTCATGACCGTATTTTTCCAGTATCTCCCGCAAGGGGATCGCATTGGCTTCCTGTGATTTCATAATCTTTCGTTTTTTTTAAGTCCCTGCCGCACCGGCTTCACAGCGGGACGGCAGGATGGAATGTTCTTTCACATACTAACTAATGTCAAAATATCATGCGGTCCGGACGGACGTCAGCCTGCTCCTGAGAAAACATAGCGGGCTCCTGATGCGCCCGTTGCTGCGCTCGATTTCCTTCAAGGCGGCTTCCAGCACACGGGGGGAGTCCGCGGACAGATGCAGGATCTCATGCTGCTGTGCCGGAGAAATGCCTAGACGCTCAAGGGCGGCACGGAAACCGTCCTGCCTCTTTTCTCCTGAACATTCAGCGTTGTACTTGCGGATATAGTTCTCTATCAGCGGAGTGAGGCAGCCGCCCACACTGTAACGGTAGTCACCGTTACGGATGCTGTCCTTGACGGCGGCTATGGCGTACTCCAGGGGCATGGCCGGATAACGGGCTTTCAGAATGCACGCCCAGCGGATCTGGTCATCCTTCAGGTTCAGGTATTCCAGATCGGATTTTAAAGTCCGGATGGAATTGTCCTCCTCATCCGTCTTTTCCTGAACGGATGTAAAGGAGCTTGAGGATGATATGTTTTCTTTTCTTTCCTTTATATTGTAAGCTTCCGGAATATTCACGGATTCTTCCGGAATAAATCCGGTTTTTTCCGGAAGAATCCCCTCTTTCAAAGGAACGGGCGCTTCTGAAGGTTCCGTGAAGGGAACAGAGGTGACTGCCACAGATCCACAGATCGGAACGGACGCCGCTTCCACAGGAAGCTGTGCCCGGGAAACCGGGAAGGAGGATTTTTCTTCGGAAAGAAGATTTATTTCTTCCGGAATGACTGTCTTGCGCTTGGCCGCTTGACACATGGACACATATCGGATCTGGATGGAGTGCCCTGTCAGAATGCCGTACTGTTTCCAGATTCCGGCATTGAACAGCCCCGTTTCCGTACAATAGTTGATGATCCGGAGAACCTCCTCTTCCCTCATGTTCCAGTATTCCGCACAATCGAACAGCTCGTCCTGTGTGAAACGGATATAACAGCCTTCCACACGGTAGATCTCATTCAGGACATACTGGTATATCGCATAACCGGCACAGCTGTGTTCCTTTCTCAGCTTGCGGATCTTGATGTCACGGAACCGGTCCGTTTCGGCCCTGTAGTACTCAAAGCCTTTTCTGGCAATTCTTCCCATAATTATACGTTTTAAGAATTTTTTTTCAGTGTGAAACAAACAGGATTCGAACCTGTATCACCAGCCTGCATACAATGCGGTGACTTGCCTGTTAGTCCATTGTTCCGTTACGATTCTGATAAATATCTCATTAAACTATCCTTATCTCTAAAAAGTCTTTTTCCCCATTGTGGATAATTGTTTCTGGGCACACTTAGCCCATCTGACAGCTTATAAACCATAAGAAAACTATCATCAGTATAGGATATTTCGATAATTATTTTGCTTATACTTGTATGGATAATGTTATCCCCGCTCAGATAGCATACGCTATCTCCTACGTTAAATTCAGTATCTATATTCATACCTATATCGTTATTAGTCAATTACCAATCTCCACCATCATTTAATATGCCATCAATAGTAGTTACACTATTTTCAATATTGCTACCTCCATATTGCGTAAATTCCGGTGTAGGATTATTGTCTGTATCTCCATGCATCATTACATGAAGCGAACCACTGGCTGAATACAGCCAAAGACGCTTACCATCCTTTTCCCACTTTTTTGCAAGTCGTTTCAGAGAGTCAATCAACTTACATTCTTCGGGAGTACATTCTATCCCAGCTTCTGTTTGATATTTGCTCATATCGAATTAATTTTAAATATTAATCTTTTTCTAAAAAAGTGTTAGTAGTATTCAACACTCCGGCTGAATCCCGATTTTTACCATCACGCACAAAAAAACTATCGCTTAACAGCCTTTCATAATCGATTTTATTCATAAGAATAACACTCGCATTGCCATCTATATACAGTTTGCATTGCATGAATTGAGTTCCTTTTACTTCCTCAATTACATCTATTTGCATTGTTCTTTTTTTACTCATATCTGTCCAATTTTAAAATTTCATCAATAGATGATAAAACACTCTCCAGTCTTTCCAACTGCTCAGAGTATTTCATAAGAAGATTTTCTTCTCTTTCCGTAGCCTCCCCTCCATTGTGAATATCATTATACTTTTCGTATTTTGATTTTACACTCTTATATGCTTTCTGAAAGAACGGAAGCAATATCTTACATTCCTCTTTGGTCATACAGACCGTTATCTCGTATGGAGATGAATACGATTTTCTAGTGCCATCTATGTGACTCATTTCTGTTCGTTATTGAAGTCATTAATATAACTACGCCCAGCATCAGTTGGACGATAAACAACATCACCAAATGGTCCAGCCGATTTCGTCAACAAACCGTTTTTTACCATTTCTTCTAAATCATCAGAGGGTTTACTATAACCACCCCATCCTTTTTTGCAGATATTCCTTAAATGAATAAGCTGCATCTTACTTAATTCTATATTCATTTGGTTCATATTTATTCGAGTTCGAAGATTCTGTTGATGGTGTCAGCTAATTTATCATTGATGATTTTCGAGTTCCAACTGTCAAATTCAAGAATAATACCAACTTGTCTGGAACTGCCGGAGTCTGTATAAGACCTGCCCATTGTGATATTTACAGGCAGGTTCTCCTCTTTGGCTACCTCTATAAAAGCGTTTGCCAGTTTTTTTAACATTTCACATCTTATCAACATAGTATTTTCGGATTAGTGATTATGAATTGACAGCCATGAAGAAACCGGCATTATTATACTGTTGCCTGATTTCTGCGGATGTAAGAATATGATACTTGGTATACAACTCAGCATTGAACAAGTCAACCTGAATACAATACTCCACGATTTTCTCCACTTCTTCCGGAGAGAGTGCCCAATAGTCCGCTACTCTGCAAAGCATATTCTTACACCAATACAATGAATGGTTTCCTGTACGGAATATCTCATTTTCTATATAATCATAAACCGCATATCCATTACATCCATATACAGTTTTCAGATCACTAACTTTGGTTTCATGCAACTGTGATGTCCTTTTATAACAAGGCAGGAATGGAATAATCTTATTGTCTGAAATAACGGATTTCATAATGTCTTTTATTTAAATTTCGGTAATAAGGATGCAGTTCAGATTCTTATTGAATTCTGAACAAAAGATTGTTGCTGCAAAAAATTATACTCTTGCAGGTATATCGTATCTTTTACGTATTTTTTTTACGTAATTGAAAACAGTCTTTTCACAGACTTTTGGAAAAGAGGGATTATTCTCCTTTAGATATTCATGAATCTGGGTGGAAGAATAATAAGGACAGGTTATCAGCAAATGCTTAACTGACTCCTCATAAGGATCGAGACGGCAGGAATAAGAAGGGCGCGGACGATTGCCATGTTGAAGAAGCTCATCAACATTTAATCGGGAAAGCCGCATGACTCTGCCGGGAGGAAGTTGCAGCTTCTTTGCTATTTGAGAACGGCTCAAGCCAAGAAGTCGAAGTTCGGCAATGTTATGCCAGTCGTGGTAGTCTTCTGTAATCTTTTTTGCATCCATTTTCTACATAAATATAGTTTTCGTAAAGTGAAATATTTAATGTTACGAAAAAGTGATGCGGCAAAGTTACGAGTTACAACCGGGCAGCAATGGGGGGCCGACCACGCTCCCGAAGTGGACATGAACGGCAGCTCCTCTGTTTCGGTAATCAAGGGCTCCGATGCGGTAAGATACGGTTCGGATGCCCTTGGAGGGATTATCGTCATGGAGCAGTCTCCGCTTCCTTTCAGAAAACGCTCCCTTCAAGGGGGAATCTCCGCACTTTACGGAAGTAACGGGCGTCGCTACGTGGCTACCGGACAGCTCGAAGGTGCTTTTCCCGGTGATTTCGCCTGGCGTCTGCAGGGAACCTGGTCAAATTCCGGGGACCGTTCCACTGCGCACTATCTTCTGAACAACACGGGAACCAGAGAGTATCACGCTTCCGCCTCTCTGGGCTATGACCGCGGACGTCTGAGAGTGGAAGGTTTCTACAGCCGCTTCTACAGCCGGACAGGGGTGATGCTCAGCGCCCAGATGGGTAGCGAGGACCTGCTGGCGGAACGTATCCGGCTTGGTCGCCCCCTGCACACGGATCCCTTCTCCCGTGGTATCAGGGCTCCCTGCCAGGAGGTCACCCATCAGATCACATTCGGCAGGATGCGGCTCGGCATGAAGAAGGGGGGAAGTATTCACTGGCAAAGTACCTGGCAGAAGGACGATAGGCAGGAAAACCGTGTCCGGCGGCTGGATTCTAACATTCCGGCGGTTTCCCTGCACCTGAATTCATTCCAGCATCTTCTGCGTTGGAAGCGGGATTACCGCTCCTGGCAAGTCGAGGCGGGAGGTCAGGTCATGTTCATCGAGAACCACAGCCGCGCGGGTACCGGATTCGTGCCCGTTATCCCGAACTACACGGAGACACAGGCAGGGATATACGGAATCGGGAAATATCACCTGGCCAGGGGAGGCGTTGAAGCAGGCCTCCGCCTGGATATGCAGGAAACCCGTGCCAGTGGTTATGACTGGACGGGAAGCCCCTATGGCGGGACAAGAAAGTTTAACAACGTGTCCTACAGCCTGGGAGGACACTATCAACTTTCCAGACGCTGGAGGCTCACCTCCAACTTCGGTCTGGCTTGGCGTGCCCCTCACGTGTATGAACTGTACAGCAACGGGAACGAGCTCGGGTCTGGGATGTTTGTCAGGGGAGACTCTGCGATGCACTCGGAAAGAAGCTACAAATGGATATCTTCCCTCCGTTACGGCGACGGGATGTTCAGCGTCTGTCTGGACGGTTACCTGCAATGGGTGGACGGCTATATCTATGACGGGCCGGAGAAAGAGACAGTCACCGTGATTTCGGGAGCATACCCGGTCTTCCAGTACAGGCAGACCCCGGCTTTCTTCCGCGGTATGGACTTTGACCTGCGTTTCACTCCGGGCGGTTCATGGGACTACCATGCCGTCGTCTCCTTTATACGGGCAAACGAACGGACAAAGGGTAATTATCTTCCTTATATTCCCTCCTTCCGTTTCAGCCATGAACTTGCGTGGATACACGAGACGAAATCGCATCTCAGGCTGCGTCTGAACATCAGGCACCGTTTCACCGCAAAACAGAGGCGGTTTGATCCGGACACGGATCTTATCCCGTATACTCCCCCGGCGTACCATCTCCTCGGTATAATCCGCAAATCCAAATTTCCGCTGAGTCCGGAACGAAGCGTTCAAATTTCAGGCAAAAGGACAAAACGAAGCGTTCAAAAAAAAGGCTGCACACAACACTTATAAAGCCGGAACAAAAGGTTAATGAAGACCTCTGTTCCGGCTTTATAGTCTCATAAGAACACTTTTAGAATGACATTCTAATGGGAATCGAGCAACATATTTAAGCAGCTATTTTCTCAATGTAAGAATCTTGCTTTTTGAATAACATTATATCTGTGTATCCTGAAGAATAATTCATGTGGGCATTGAATTCTCTTTTTGTGCAGCCTTCAAACGGGTTTCCGATGGTTTTGTTTGCCCCAATCCACTCACACAATTCAATTATAGATGATTTGTTTGATGTAAAATAAACGAATGAATGACCTTCGAGGACTTTTAAAACATCTAAGTAGTCAGACATACGCCAATACATGTTATATGTTCCAACATCCGTGGATAAATAAGGAGGATCAATTAAAAACACCACTCCAGGTACGTCTTTATATTGAGTATAGACCTCTTTATAGTCGCATGAAACGATTTCCAGCCCTTCTAAATAGTCCAATGATTCAGGATATCCAGTCTTACGGATATTGTTATAAAGCACTTCCTTGCTCATTTCCTCCACTGACAACTTATATTTCATAGAGAACATAAGGGATGACGATAGAGTAATGAAGTCCACGTACCCCACACTCGCTTCCTCTTCTTCAATACGTTTTAAAACGCATTCTCTTAGCTTCCCTTTGATTGCCTTATGTTTGGGTACAGAATCCCCTACCAGCGCTCTAATGTCGGCTAAAAGCTTATTGGTATGTGGAATATGAGCCAACCTAAATCGGTAGTTGTCAAAATCGTTATAGACAACAGTGGCAGTTGGTTTCATCCTTTTTGCAATATGGGAAAGTAAGCCTGAGCCACCAAACAGATCTACGAAAACTGTATCATCAGGGAACTGGTCTAAAACCTTTATAAATTCTTTAGCAAACATTCTTTTTTGGCCCACAAATGGCAGCGGTGCCGACAGATTCATTTTCGTCATACGTTCAATTCAAATTTAATATTTTCACCTCCGGAAAGAAGTTCCTTTGTTTTGTCGATGTTGTTTTCATATATGTGCACATTGCCAAGGTCAAGCGTAATGGATTTCAAAGGTAGTTCCACCTGTCTTGCCATTAAATACAGATGATAAATATCAGCTGGGAGCCCAAGGCTGGCATCAGAACTTCTCTGATACGCTGATACGACCAGTTCCCCATCATCTATCTGAAACTGAACAAGGCTAAGGCAAGGCGCTTGATTGCTTTCCACGCCTGTTTCACCAAGGAACAGGACATAGTTCTTACTATTACGTTTTTCCTTGTTTATTTTCGAAATAAGCGGTGGCAGCTTTTCAAAATAAGTTGGGTAGCTATTCACAAGGGTATGGCCACAATAGTCCCACCAGGTAATACCTGCCTCCTTGTACTTTTCCACATCCCGGATGCCCTGCATAAATAGTTTTAATTCCTCTTTCAGCTTCTTTCTTGCTATACCATGGCTTTCAAATATATCAAGTAAATCAGCTGGCGATAGGATGAGTCTCTCGTTTAATAGATACTTTATGTGCCCTTTCTTGTTATCTTGGGTTTTCCCATATTGGAGTATCTTTTCTAATGTCTGATAATACTTATTCATAAGCTATTTCATTTTTGGTTTGTGCAAAGGTAGCCTCATCAGACAGCATAAGGTATGTCAGATACTCAAATCACACTGCACAGAGCGTGCAGTGCTTTCCAAATCGCTTGATAATGTCATACACCTTACGTTCACTTACTGAATACTTCTGTGCCAAGAATGCCACTGTATAAGTGGTCTTTTCACCCTGGCCTTTCATCGTTTCGTACTCCGAATACAGGTCTATATATCGAAGATCATCTTGTTTTCCGCCTAAACTTATAAGCATTTCAAGCGGTTTCCTATTAAATTTGAGTGCTTCAAATAATGTCATATCCAATCATTTTTGTACATTTGCATTGCCAATCACATATTTTGTATAAAAAAAACGCTGAAACCGCGGCAGAGGGCATTTGCCCCCGGCTGTGCGGTTTCAGCGCGTATGCGTAAGTATGTGATTGGCGTCTATACTTAACTTAACAGGCCGGGGGCTTTTTTTATCCCACCCCCGAGGGGATTTTCAATCACTCAATCCGGTACAAATCCAATTTGAATTTATCCTTCTTTTTCCAGCCTTCAGCCAGAACTTTCTGAATGAATCCTACTGCTTTTGTATAGAAGTCTTTCAGTTCTTCTAACTGAGTAAAAGTATAGTATTCGGGCTGTTCATCCGAACCAAACTTAAATGTCACTGGCAGGGTTTCTCCGCCCGTCTGAACGGCCAAATCGTATGCTGCCTTATAGTTGTACTGATTCGCCACAGAAAGCCATACAGGAGCACCCTTATAGGTGAATCCGGACAGGATAGCTGCATCAGTCTGTCTGTTATACCAGGACATAACCAATGTGCGAATTTCCTCGCCGGTAGGTTTATGGCTGAACTCCTCTTCCATGTAGGAGGCAGAGCCGTCCTCTTTCTCCTGCACATCCCAGCGGATGCGCCACTTATCTTTTGCCGGGTTCGTGCATTCCATCAGCGACACACCGGCACTTCCTTCAACTCTTCTCATGTAAACACGTATTTGGTTCTACCTTTGCCGAAGGTCTCTGTCTTGATGGTCGTTTCAAACGGAAAGCCATCCGGCATTTCTTTCACTTGTGCGAGAATATTCTTCATTTCCTCGCTGTTGGTGAAGAATTTCTTTGCCTCGCCGTTCACTTCGATGGCCACAATACAGCGGTCTTCTCCCTGCTCGGTCTTGATACCGGTCTCAAAATCCTTCACTACAATCGGTAAGTTTACCAGTTCCCGGATGCTTACCACCACGCCGGGAAATCGCTTCTTGCCGTCCTCCGGTTTGTAAGCGACATTCAAGTCTTTAAAACTTCTCATTTCTTTGCCTGTTAATTTTTTAAACAACTTATTACAGTCGGCGTGTTTCGTCATGCCGTAGAAACTGGCAATCAGTTCCCGCCGTCTTCTTCTCGATTTTACCTCGTGCATCTTCCGGGCAAACTTCTGCTTGATACGTTTCCGCAATCTCACATAGTCAGGACGGATAACATAGCCAAGGAAATCAATGCCTTCTTCTACAGGGAACACCCGTTCATTCGGCTTAATTTCCAAGTCTATTTTCTCCATTTGCCCGTGAATAACATCACGAATCTTCCACAATTCCGCTTTCGTTTTACCGAGTACCAGTCCGTCATCGCAATAGCGGTAGTAATAACGAACCCCGTACCTGTCCTTCAGATAGTGGTCTAAAAATACAGACAGAAGCAGGTTGCCTGCTCCTTGTGAACTGCGCAGTCCAAAGCTGATACCCTCCGGCAGCATTGTCACGAACCGCTCCAGCAGCACCAACAGCCTTTCGTCTTTGAACACCCTGCGGAAGCACCACATAACAAAATCCTGCCGCACATTGTCGTAGAACCTGCGGATGTCAAACTTGTAGGCATACAGCGTGTACTCCGGGTCTTTTTGCAAATCGGTACGTATGCAATTCATCAGATCATGAGTGCCACGACGTTTAATGCTGGCCCCGGTAGTCCGGATATAGCGTTTCTGCAGGTGACGGTCCACCACGTTCATTACGGCATATACCGCGATGCGGTCATACATGGATAAAATCTGCAGGGTGCGTTTTTTTCCATACTCCTCGATTTCTCTTTCATGGTATCCGCCAAGCTGAAAAGAACCGCTTGCAATGGCCTCCGTCAATTTGGCGATAACTTGCTCCCTATGGGCAAGCAGATACCGTCCCTGCGTTGACCTTTTACGATCCGTTCCGCGCAGTACGGTATCGAATGCCTCCGACATATTGGAGTATTCGATGATTTCCTCTATGATATATCCTTCCCTGCGCATACAGTTCTGCTGTTGGTTTGTTAATACGGAAGATAAGGGCCTTCCTTTCCCCGGGCCTGACTTCTTCGAACTGATAACAGCCTACCAAACTCCACCCGACGCGTGATTTTTCAGCTTTCCACCCTAATGGGTGCTGTTGCTGTGGCTTGCTTCCCTCGGCACCGCATTGGGGACACGTCCCCGGTGCTGTACGCCGATTAATTAGATTTCCAGACGCGAGCCGACATTCGCATTCGTGTTCGAAGCATCGTTATTCGCATTCGCATTCGATACACCGCCATTCGCGTTCGCATTGTTGTACCCGCGATAGACCACACGGACTATCGGGAAGCTCTACCAATTACAAAGGTACTTATTTCAAAGAAAAAGAAGTCTATAATGCTCAGAAGAATAACCATAAAAGAGCAGCAAAAGCGCCGCCAAGCACGGTTAATCCCCAATCTATCCAGTCCCAACAGCTACCATGCTGCTTATCCTTCAGTTCCAAACAGGAAGCCGCCACAGCACTTGCATACAGGGCTACCACCGGATGCGTTCCCAGCAGACCTACAAGGAATCCGCCTAACAGATGCTTCCATCGGTTACTTTCTCTCAAAAAATCAATAACTCTTCCCATAACGATTCTGTCTTTAATTCTAAAAAAAAATCGACCGGCTTCGCCGGTATTTGAATTCCTTTTAAACGGGATTCGGAAACCATCCGAATCCCGTTCTTTCGTTTTAGTCGCTTCGCTCCACGCTTTGGCGCTTTGCGCTTACGCCACCTCGCGTATCGCCTTATACGCTGCCACGCTTTGCGCCCGGACGATTTTGCCGCGGAAGGCCAGACGCGAGCCGACATACGCACTCGCGTACGAAGCATCGTAATGCGCATCCGCATACGATACACCGCCAAGCGCGTACGCACTGTCGTACCCGCGATAGACCACACGGACTGTAGCGGTGCTTATCCAGTACATGTCGGTATAGTAGGTAGAAGATGATCCGTTCAAATTACCTACCGGAACCATGTCCATATACTTGCCGTGCGCCACGCCTGTAATCCACTGGCCGCTGTCCTTCTTACCCTGCACCATGCGGATACTGCCGTCAGGCATCCAGATGCGCCATTTGCCCACGTTGCCGCTGTCGTTCGGCAGATCCACGCCGTCCATCATGTCATACTTGTTGCCGTAGATGTCCTCATAGCCCAGGCAGCAGATATTGTTCACCTGCACCACAGTCGCCTGTCCGTATTCGTCACGGCTCTTATACCAGGCATACTGGTGCACCAGGCCGTCAATCAGCGAATTCGTGATTTTGTTGTTGATGGCATACGCTTCATCGTAGCCGATGGTGTCTGTCATCCCATGCTCTGCCGTTCCGCCTGTTGTGCGGTTGTTGTTGTGCTGTCCGGCACCGCACTGCTCCTGCATATCCCTGCGCCCATACCGTGCATAGCTCAGGTTCGCGATGCGGCTGTGCATCAGGGCATCTATCTGCTGCATGCCACGCTGCTGGCTGTAATAGTGGAAGTCCGTCCAGGTCATGCTTGCCGTGGTCGAAGCTCCGGTTATGCAGGCACGCAACTTGCTACCCACTACAGAACTGCCCACAACGGCACACAGATGTTCCTCATTGGCCACCCAATCCGGTTCCATGTCCTCTATCTTGTCGCTGTTGCTCAGCACCACGCAGTCAAACTCTGCCGTGTTCAGAATGGAGAAATGCAGGGCTGTAGCACGTTCCGGAACGTCTGCTATCAGATACATGCCGGCTTCAAATTTCAAGCCGATGGTCGGCACCACAATACTCTTCAGTATGTTTCCCTCCGCATCAGCAAACACACTGCCGATAAGCCCCGTGCCGGGAACACTCGGGAAGCGCACGCGCCTGTAGCCGGATACATCCACCTTACATACCGAATAGGCCTTGTCAGTCGTATAGGATTCCATCAGTGTAGGCTTTCCGCTCATAATCTTGCGTTCCCCCAGCCAGCCGCCCTGTGTCTCCTTGATGGCATCCAGTGTCAGTACCGTCGCGTCCGGAACCGGGGGCATTTCGTCCTCCGGATAACTGCTGTAGCAGGCGTACTTCTTGTTGTTCAGATAGTCGTTGATGCCTTTGCTCCAGTAAAACGGCTCATACATCATCCAGTCACCTTCGCTGCCGTCCAGCTTCGCCACCGTGCAATCGTTCATATCCTCCGCATCGGCATAGAAGTTCGAGCTTTCGTCATGCAGGGGGAAATAGGTTATTTCACCGTCCGGGTTGTTCACTTCCACCTGCTGCCCGGCTATCTCCACCTTCCGGCTCGTGGGCATCTTGGTCACCTTGGCCAATACGCGGTGGCGCTTGGACAGGATGGCATTCACATGCCCGCTCATTTTATACGTATTGGCGAATTTGTACCCCGTCTTGTTGTCCAGGTTCGAAACATTGGCATCGTCGGCCACACTGTCGTCAAACTCAATCATCGTATAGGGCGGCTGCTTGATGGTCAGTTCCGGATAACGGGCGGCATACTTCTCCAGTTCCTCATCGGCCAGATACTTCGTCAGGGTCAGCTTGCCCCTCAGTCCCGAATGCCGGTCATCCACGGCACCCGTCTGCGTATACGTTCCGTAGTCGTAATACTTCTTCAGCAGGGTTCCGTCGTCTTCCCGGTCTATCTCCAGCACGAAGCGCTCCAGCTTGCCGCTGCCGTTCAGTCTGGCCTGGTGCAGGCGTTCCAGCATAGCGAACCCGTCGATGCCGGGGCAGTTGGTGTAGCGGTAGCCCCGCACATTATTGATGCCTTCCAGTATCAGGCCACTGTCGGACAGCTTGGTCAGATATTCCAGGAACAGTTCCTCAATCGTGTCCGGCAGGCATAACTGCACAACGGGCGCACCGGTAGCCAGTTTCACGCGGGTCAGTCCCGTACCTCTTACGTCCAGTTTCTTCAGCCGCCCCTGCCAGCTCAAATCCAAGGTGGCCACGTTTCCGTTGTCCCCGTTCCGGGCAAGCAGGTTATTCCGCATGTTCACTTCTTCCAGAAGCAGCATCCCGTTCGTCGAGGCCATGAACGAGCCGTTCCGGTATCCGCTGGCTTTCTCCACGCTCATGTCCAGTTTTACCAGTGAGGTCAGCAGACCGAAGTTGAACCCGATGGCGAACGCATCTTCATGCCACACCAGTTCCTTGATTTTGGCTGCACCGATAATCTTCAGCGGGTCATTTTCGCCGAACGAACGGGTCAGCTGCAGGGAATGGAGCACGTCCGCATCCACCACACCGCTGTCAGCCTGTACGCCGTTGCTGGTAGATAACTGCACACGGTACGGGATGGTCAGCCGGTACTGCATCGGTTTCAGCTTATAAGCCTTGTCCAACGATGCAGTACTCTGGTAGAACTGGGCACCCAGCGTAGATACATAGCCGTACTCCACCTGCTTCAGGTCGTACCGGCGCTGGATGAAGTAGTTCCGGTGCGCTTTCAACGAACCCTTCAAACCGTAGATCTGCGGATAGGTCTGTTTGGCACCGTCAGCACCTACCAGCATTTCGTTCAGGAACGGGTAGATGTATTTGAATATGCCGGACTTGTTATAGAGGCGTGAGCACCACTTCTTCATCTGTTCGGTGTCAAAATGGTCAACGGCCTTCTGAATACTGAAGGCACTCATGAAGCTGGTACCGCCGTTCACGCCCTTGGTCATCACTTCCTCCAGCAGATTGCCCATGTTGCCCAGTATCAGGTTCCACAGCCAGCTGTTGTGTCCCTGCATCACGTAGGCACCGTCGCGCTTAGTCTGCCGGTTGTCGTCATACTTCCCGGTCAGGAACGACTTGTTGTCCGAACCCAGCTGGCAGTCCCCGTCGTAATAGGTTATCCACCACATCACACCGTCCCACGTCCGCACCAGCATGTTTTTTGCCAGCTGGTCCACGCCCAGGTTGAACTGCACATACAGGTAGTAGGCAGCCAGGTTGGGCAGGTTGAAATACTTCCCGGCTTCCTTCCTGAAGGTCGGGCTCACCCATTTCGCAGTCGGGAACCTGTTGCCGTCATCCTCATAGTCCACCCCGTCAAACGTGTGCGACTCCCTGTTATAGGTCAGATTCTTGCCGGCAGGCGTTTCCTTCACGCATCTATACAGGAAGCCCATCATGCGGTCCAGGGCCTTGTACATCTTGTCATATTTGTCACCGGTGCCCAAGTGTTCCTTGATGTTCGGTTCTTCTTCGGCATCGCCACCGCCGTCGTTCCAGAACACGTCTTTCGGGTGGTTGAACTCGAAACCGCCGTCAAAGTTGAAATCCATGAAGTCCGTATGGTCGGGCTCCGTGGACGGCAGCCATCGGAACAGGCACAGGTCATTCGAGTTGTTCAGCGTCTCGATGCAGATGGGCAGGTATTCCTTCGGCTGGTCGCCGTTCGCCTGCAGGTAGTTCAGGGTGTCGCCGGTTCCCCATTGCTCGCCGCCGATAGTCTTGTCCTGACCGAATATCGGGTAGCTGTCGCTCTTCTCGTTGTTCATGTTATACTGGCCGTAATAGGTCAGATCCTCATCCACGCTCTTGGCCACAAACAGGTCACAGGGCAAGCCGTCAATGGCCGAGCGTATATCTTCCTTGCACGTATCTGCATGGTCTGCGGCATACTGTTGGGCAGGGGTCAGGATTCCCATTTCCTTCATGCCGTCATGAATGAACTTCGCACCGCCCGTGTTGGTCGTCATGGAGGAGTCGGAAAAGTCACATTTCGCACAGGCAAGTTTCGCGCCCACCGAGTTGCCCCGCAACCGGAACAGGTTCTTCTTGCCCTCCGTTGCTGTCGGGTTGCTCTGCTGCCCGTTGCCGTCTATCTCGCCGTAGGTCATCCGTGCCGTGTAACCGCTGGCTGTCTTCTGGAAGTAGAAGCGCAGGTTCTTGCGGGCATAGTTCACCGAACTGGTACCCTGAATACGCAGATATATGTCACGGGCTATCCAGTCCAGCGCCCGGTTCTCGCCGTTGTAGAATCTCACTTCCCGGCACAGTTTGTTGGCCTTCTTGTTGTTCAGCTGGGCCAGCGCATCCATCACATTCAGCGTGTCGCTCTCGCTCGGCACTTCACTGCCCACGCTGCCCGTGCCTATCAGTACCAGGATCGAGTTCCGGCGTTTCTTCATCAGTCCCATCAGTTTCTCCATGCTCACCGTGTCCCCCTCGTTCAGCACGCGGTTGTCCTCATCCAGCGAGCGCACGCCCGGTTCCCCGTCGGCATCTTCCAGGTGGTTGCGGTCCACGATGTAGTTGTTCAGCACCTCGTCCGAGGTCAGCGCCTTGTTATAGATGCGCACGCTCTTCACGTTCAGGTCGGCACCTGCCGATTTGAACTCCAGCTGGCTCTGGATGTTGAAGTTCACCTCCCCCAGCCACTTTGAGGCGGCCGATTCCTCACCGTCCACGTAGAAACCGATGAGCGTCCGCTGTTCGTTCGTCTGCACATTGGGATAGAACACGTAGGTAATGCGGATGTTTGTACCAGGTTGGAACTTCGTACCCACCGAGTCCTCATAGCGCAGCACCTGTCCGGCATCCATCGCCTCGGTCACCACGCCGGTCAGGAACTTGGCCTCCTCCGGAGTCACAATCAGCCCGTACCGGTTGCCATTGTCCAGCTGCCCCAGACAGGTGATCAGCTCGGCATTCGTGTCCGTCACGTTCGCCGTGCTGTATTCAATCTCCAGCGTCATGCCCACGTCACGGATGGCAAATCCCTCCGGTTTGTCCGCCTCGTTGAAGGGGCGGTACCCACCATCAGCGGTCAGGGTCATACCTGCACCACCGGCCAGCAGCAGGCGGTCCTTGTGCCAGCCGCTTCCTGCACCGTATTCGTTCACGCTCCACAGCACGTCCCGGAACTCCATCCGCTTGTCACCGCTTACCCAGCTTGCCGGGTTGTTTTCTGTGTTGCTGCGCCCGAAGGCGTCAAACGTACACACGGCATCCGGTGCCAGCGTGGCTTCAATGTCGGGGTGCGATGCGGTGTTCACCCGCACCTCAAGAACGGCATCACCGCACGACACGCGGTAGTCCAGCGGTTCCACGTTCACGTTGGTCCGCCCGTAACTGCCGGTCTCGCCGCGCTGCAGCAGGTCTTCCTTCACCACACTGCCCTGGTTCGTTACTTTCACGCGGGCCGTGTACGCATCGCGGTCATAACCGGCATACGAAAAGCTCCATGCCGTGAACTGCTCTGCCTCCAGCACCGGGCGTTTCCATTCTCGCTGGAACCCTGCCGCGCGGTGGCTGAACATCATGCCGGCATAGGCCGTCACACCGCCCCCAGCCTTCAGCAGCGTAATGTAATGCACCTGGCTCACCACACCGGAGTTCTCATGCTGTGCGTAAGCTTCCACCACGTTCGTACCTTCCTGCATCTGCGTCAGCGGGATAGTCACGTTCTTCTGCTGCACCCCGCTGCCGGCCGAAAGACCGAGGGTAAAAGCCTGGCCGCCGTTCACACGGTAGTAGATGTTCTTCTCGCCGCTCGTACCCTTGGCCGTAAAGGGGATGTTCACGTCATTCCGGTACCCGCCGTCGGACAGTCCGTTGCCCACCGAGTAAGTCGTCTCCAGCGTCATGGCCACCATGGTCACCTTGGCCGTGGCTGTCTTCATTAGCGTGCCGCCCTGGTAGGTAGCCTGCGCCTCCACCTGCACGGTATAGGCGGTGGCATCCTTCAGGTAGGGCGATGCGTCAAAGGTGTAGCTCTGTCCGGCTGTCACACCCACAAATTCCGCATCCTGGAACTCACTGATCACAGTCGAACCGCGCTTCACAATCACGCGGGCTTTCAGGTCGCTGTAGCCGTCCACCGTACCGCCACCGGCAGTACCCACGCCCACGGAGTATTTCACCACAAAGCCGCTTCCCAGTGCCAGATACTGCTGCGAGGGAAGTCCCGCGCCGCCGCTGTCCGTCAGGTCAATGTTCACCACCACCTTGTCGTCGTCGGTGTACTTCGAAAAGCGCACCTCCTTCGAGCTTTCGCCGCCCTGGTTATCCTTCTGCTTGACGGTCATCACGTACTGGGTGCCGTCCTCGCTGTCCTGCACATCCACGTCCGTCACCGTACCCACCATCGCATCAAACACCGTTCCGGATGTAGGGGGCTTCGTCTCGCCGCCCACCAGTTCCTCGGTAGGGGTACGGTTTGACAGCTCTTTCTTCAGAAACGCTTCTACATCGTCCCCGGCATAGGCATGATAGGTGCCGTCCGGCTGTTTCTGGTTCCATGGTGTTTCAAGAGTCATCGGATGTTCAGTCGCGTTGATGATTCCGCTTATTTTCCTTTTTGCCATAATACTATCCCTTTATAATTATTCATTTATCAGTTTTACTGCTACCGTTCCATGCGTCCGACCCGTTCCACGGCTCGTCGCCTTTCCAGTATCCAAGTCCGATACAGCTGCTGATTGCGGACCATACCAGCCTTGCCCCGGCATAGACAGCCGACAGGGCACGTTTTCCCACATACGCAGCCGTTATTTCCTTACCGCCTATGGTTATCATCGTCACTCCTCCTCATATATCAGATACAGCGTATTCGCATCCTTGTCCTGCAGTGCCTCGTAAGCTTCCCCGCTCATCACCTCATGCCGGTAGGCCAGCAGTCTCAGGCTGCCTCCCGTTCCGGTATATACGGCATCGCCCAGCAGGTAGAGCTTGTCCGGCAGGATGGCTGTCCGGTCAGCATTCATGAACATGCCGGCAGGAGGCACCCCCGCCACGTCCCAGTCCCCGTACAGGGTGGAGTCCATGTGGTAGGCGAACTTCCCGGCATCCGCCACATACACCACGCTGCCGCCCGGTTTGGTACTCTTGTCAGGCAAGACATTGCCTGTTTCCATCCATGAGGAAAAGCGTGCGGTAGCCCCGCCGACGGCTGCTGCCGTAGTCTGTTCCACCTTGGAAGCGGCATTTTCTGCCTTGGCTGCCGCTTCGTTGGCCTTGGTTGCGGCTTCCATGGCGGCCTGCGTCTTTTCCTCCAGTCCGGCTACGGCTCCTTCCGCTTTCTTGGCGGCAGCCTCGGCACGGGCGGCGGCATCGCTCGCAGGCTTCCCTATCAGTTCCAGGGGTACGTTCACCATCTTGCCGTCCTTCTCGCCGGGCAGTGATTTCACACCGCTCAGCGAGGTGACGGTCTCCAAGTCCTCCACGCCGGTCGAACTCTGGAGTACCTGGTTCAGCACTTCCTGAACCAGTTCTTCTTGTGTCATTTCTGCCATACTCATTCGTTTTTATCGGTTTCTGACCCGCCCAGGATTTCGTTCAGGGCATCTATCACATTGGGAAGACAATAGCGTTCCACCGCCATGTGTATCATCCCGGTTTCCTCATCGCTGAACTCGGTCTCGCCGGTACTCTCGAAAATCTTGAACGCAAGCCGATGGGCCTTGATGCCACTGACACGCGTATACAGCAAATCGGCTATCTGCTCACGTGCATCGAAAACCTCCCTCGTCTGACGGGTTATTCCGGTGGGAACGCTGAAATTCCTGAAATCTAACTTTTTCATATATATCTGTTTTTTAGGATGAATGATTCAATATCTGGTAACGGAATCCGTCCGCTTTTGTAATAAGTACCGTTACGGAGTCCCCGGATGCCATCTCGTAGTTTTGCAAATCTTCATTGTGGTTATAGATACCTTTTAGTATGATATTCTTTGAACCGGGTCTGACCCTGAACGTGACAATGGCTGCAAAATCGGTAGGCAAGTAACTCATGCCGAACTTGTATGCCACAGAACTTTCCGACGGCAGCGTAACCTCTACCTTACTGTAGTTGGGTTCATTGTAATACATCAAAATGATATTGTGTTGTGAGAAATCCACCGTGTAGTTTCCACTTCCGAAGGTAAGCAGCTTGGCTTTCGTATTGATAAACGCCGGGGCAAGTAATGCCGCATTGCTGCTGATACCGTAGTTCTTCGTACCGCCGGTAACATCTATAAACAATCCATAGTTCGCTTGGTCGAAGCCGTAATTCCCGTATATATTGGGGGCTGAGTTCACGATACGACCGACAGCGGTAAAAGCTCCTCCTGCAGAAGACGGTATCACATCATCACCGAACATCACATATCCTTTGCTGCCGCCGACACGGAAAAAATCATCATAAATGGCAAGACCGCCACCGCTCCCGTGAGAGTCGGCCACAGAACCGATACGGCCGTTCCCTATCTCAAAGCCGCCAATTTTCCCTTTGCTGCTGTCTATCTCTCCGGTAAACTTACCGTTGGTCGTTTCAATGCTGCCGTCTTCCAGTATCTTGAAGTTGCCGTTGGCCGTTACCAGTCCCTCCAGCTGTATATGGTCGGCTGTCAGCTTGATTTTGCTCACGGTATTTCCGTACTCGTCCTCTTCCTCCACGCTCACCCCGATAAGGGCAATCTTTCCTGTATTGTCCTGCGCATACAGACCGGAACCTTCAGGCTTTATGACAAGCCCGGTCTCTTTCAGCGCATTACCGTCCTTGTCGAAGACCGCCGCTGAAATCTTTACCAGCCGGTCGCTCTGTTCGAACAGTGTACGGTACTTATAGGCCAGTGCGTCCGCCTTGTTGGTAGAGAATACCAGCAGCGAAATGTAAATCACGCCCGTAAACGACAGCTTGAAGTCTCCCGTACCGTTCCAAAGGCCGTCCAGCGTGAACATCTTCTCGCCGCCAACGGGCAGGTCCTCTTCATGGCCGAACATGTTGAAGTTTTCAAACCCAGTCTTGTCAGCACCCACAAATTCGATTTTCAACCGTCCGGCCTTGATGACCCGGTAGCTGAAGGACAGATACACCACGCCGGGCACCCGTTCGCCCTGGCTGTTCGTCTGCCGGTACTCCGGTACCAGCCGGAAGTCCTCCAGTTTCTGCATGATATAGCTGTTCCGGATATAGGCATAAGGCACCTTGCCGTCGGTCCGTATCTCGGCATGCCCGTCCGGCTTCGTACCATAAGGACCGCCGTTCGCCCAGATCCAGCGTCCGCCCAGGGTGAACAGCGTAGCCTTGCTGCCCGTCTTCCATTTGTCCATGCCGTCGGCAAAACTGCTGTTGTCCAGATAGCTCTGGTCTTCGCGTATTTCCTTGCGCAAGCTTTCCACGGCCGAATGGATTTTGCCTTCGGTTATCTCAAACCGCGTCAATATGTCCTCGCCGGTCATCAGCACAAACGTACCCTTCAGCCACACGTTGTCGGCATACAGTCCGTTTCCTTTCGGTTGGTTGTCTGCCGGGAAAGCGCTGCTCTTGATACCATCCAGTTTACCCAACCGGCAGCGCAGGCAGCCGTTGAAGTTCTTGGCCTTCACCCCGTCCAGAATGTCGATACGGGGCTGCCCGTCCTCCGTGGCCGCAATGGATATAAGGTTCTGCCGGAGCGGGTTTTCCGTGTTGCCCATCAGCACGCACTCATCGCCGGCCTCCGGCTTCACCCCGCCAAACTCGCTAACCGGAACCATCACCCCGCCGGCTATCACCGAGGCCACCTCCACCCAGTAGGATTTCAGCTTTGCCCCGCCTGTAACGGCACAGCGCATCAGGTCATGGGCCACAAAGCCCGATTCCTGCTCAAACACGATGCGGTAGTTGTCACCCTGCTTCACCACGTCCTTGATCTTGCCGTTGGCTGCCGACACCACCAGCTGGCCGCACACGCTGCGCACCTGCTCAATCAGCAGTTCCAGCGCCACCAGGCTTTGCCGGGCAGTCACTTTGTCCACCGTCAGGTTCGTCAGTCCCGTCAGTTGGTCAATCCACAGCTGCCAGCCCTCACCGGTCAGCCCGTCCACAAACTCCGTGCTGCGCAGCAGTTCGCGGATCACGGCAGTCAGGTACTCGGCATTGCCCTCACCGTCCACGCTGCCGCAGGGCTTGCCGCCGGCAGTCTCGCCGAAGCTCACACCCTTCAGAAAACGGATGGGCTCTTTGGCCGTGTCCGGCTGGTTCTTGCTCAGGAACTCTTTCTGGCTGCGCCGGGCGGAAAACAGGTTGTTGTCCGTGGGCAACGTCTTGTCCCAGCTTCGTATGATGTCCGGAAGGGCAGCGCCTTCCGTCTTTGATTTCGTATAGCTTTTCAGCGCACCGATGCTGTCCGTCACCTTGTCGAACTTGCCCACCTGCAGCGCATCACTTATCTCGATGTCCATCTGCCCGGGTTCGTTCACCTTGCGGCTGATTTTAGTGATACGGCTCTGACGGTAGCCTTTTTCCGGGAAATACTTCCGGCTCTCCAGCTTCACCCGTCTGCCCACGAACAGGTCGATGCCGTGCTCCTCGATGTACACCGGGTCTGTCGGGGCTTTGTAGGCGGCAATGTCCAGCCAGTGGTCCCGGTTGTACTCGTCCACCGCAACCGCAAACTCCTCTTCTGCCAGCCGGTAATACTCATCCGGCATACGGATGTTCCACAGGATATAGGTGTCGCCTGCTCGGGGCACCAGCTTGCCGCCCGGCAGCTGGGTGTCGTCATCGTAGGGCCAGATGGTAATCAGTTCAAATTCCCTTGCCGCACTGTCGTAGTTCACCTCAAAGTAGTGGTCATCGCTTTCTCCCAGTCCGGCAAGGTCGCCCGTCTGGAACGACACACGTTTGGTCTCGCCGGCCAGCTCGTACAGGTTGGGGTCAAAGTTCAGTTCCCCGTCCCGGAAGTAATAGATGGTGAATTTGTTCCCTTCCTCGTCCGTCACCTCCTCGCTGCGTACCGAGCTCACCGTATCCACCCGGTGGGGGTAGATACCGCTGAAGGCATCCTGTTCGTAATGGTCATAGATGCCGTATTCATCCACGCCCTGCTCGATGTACTTCTTTCCGCCGGGGAGCATCAATCTCGGGCTGCCGTATTTCTCCGCATCGATGTTTCGGGTCGAACCTACCGGGAACAGGCGGGTGTAGAACTTGGCCGTGTTGCTGGTGTCTCTTTCCAGCGAGGTCAGTCCCTTGCCGTACCCCAGGGCGATTTCTTCCCCGTGTTCGCAGCGGCACACGTTCACCGTCTGCCCCTCAACCCACCATTCCACCTTGCCGCCGGCTTTTTCGGCAATGGCTTTCAGCGCTTCGTCGCAGTACATGCCCTCGTAGTCTATCGTGATCAGCTCCGTACCTTCCACCGTACCCGTCTTCCAGTCGGTAATGTGGCCCATGCCGTCATTGATAGCCTTCACCACCAGCGCCACATGCTCGCGGGGCGTGGCTGTCAGGGTAAACAGGGGGTTGGTGTCCCCGTCCGTCGTCTCCAGCACCAGGAAGCGCTTGATCAGGCTCTCCACGCCGTACAGCTTCAGGTCATAGTCCCACTCGCCCTCGTTCACCTGCTTCGGCGTGTAGCGTTCCGTCAGCCAGTACCGTTCGCCCAGATAGTCCGTGTAGTCATTCACGTCCAGGGGCAGGAAGTCATAGTAGCTGAACGACAGGGAAAGCACATTGTCTCCCTGAACCTCCTTGCTTTGCGTCGAGCTGTCGTTCACAGCCACGTCCGCACGCTTGGTTCCGGCTTTGTCATATATCGTTAGAAGCATATTCTAATAGCGTTTGAATGGTTATATAATCGGTTTCGGTTCCCGGAACTTTACCCGGAACTTCCCGGCATGCACACCTTCCGTCCACAGATAGGTCAGCGGGGTAAACTTCGTACAGTCGGCATACTTCACCCGCAGCTGCAGGTCCAGTTGCGGGAAACGGATCTCCAGCCAGCCGTCCTTTCCCTGCTTCAGGAAATTCACAAAGGCAAAGTACTGCTTCATCCAGCCTGCCTGGGTCTTGTTGTACAGGGCAAAGTGCAGCGTCACGTCCCGCGCCTCGTTCTTGGGGTTAAGAACTGCCGAGTATTTCTCACCGTCCTCTTCCCGTATGTCCACGGCGGTATCCTTCTTGGCCTTGCTCGGGGTCAGGATGGCCGTCAGGTTCTCCATGCCGCCGCGCCGGTCTTCCACCAGGAACACGCCGTATTCCGTCCAGATGTCCGTGCCGTTCACCAGCACCAGTCCGCTCAGTATATTGCCCATATCACTTCACTTTTAGTCCGTCACGTATCATTTTCTTTATCACTTCCTTCAGTTCGCCCAGGTGTCCGGCGCTCACACCGGTGTTCTCGGCTATCCGGGCCAGGTGGCCTTCGGCCGTGTCCATCTTCTCCACCACACTTTCCAGCCGGTCGTCCATGCTGCTCCAGTGCTGCAGCCCGCTGGTGAACATGCCCTCCAGCTTCGTACCCTGGTCCTGCGTCATGGCCGTAAAACCGCCCGCTTTCGCACTCTGGCTGGTGCCGCCGGCTTCGGTCTTGTCGTAGCCCGTGGCTGCCGCCAGGTTGTCACGCAGGGCAAGGGCTTCGTCCACATACTGCATGTACTCTTCGGTCAGCGCGTTCCGTTCCGCCTCGGTCAGTTCGTTGTCCTCCATCGCCTTGCCGAACTTCTCCCACCAGCCTTTCAACTTCTCGGAGTACATTTCCCCAATCTTGTTGCTTAGCATCGCCCGCATGAAGTACTCGGATATATCCTCCGCCGCATCCTTGGCACCGTACTTCATGTTCATCAGGTTGTCGATGAAGCTGCTGTACATCCCGTCGAATGAAATACCGGTCAGCCCTTCATACAGCTGGTCGGTCAGTTCCTCCAGCTTGCCGGCCTGGTCTATGTAGTCATCCAGCTTCTCGGTCAGTCGCCCGCCATAGCCGCCCTTACCGGTATTCTGTATCTGCGTCCACATGTCCACGTTGCTGCGCAGCGCCTTCATCTCCTCCGGGCTCAGGCTCCACAGGTTCCCGTCCCACTGGCGCCCAATCTGCCCGCTCAGTTTGTCTATCTGTGCCTGGCTGAAACCACCCCAGTAGTAGTTCCAGCTGTGGTGACTTCCGCTGTAGCGTGCCTGTTCCTTAGCTATCTGCAGATAGTTTGCATTCGTCTCTTTCTGGTATTTGTAAGCATCCCGGTAAGCTTCCACCGATTTTGTCCCTTTGCTTGCCTTGATGGTATCGGTCAGGTCTTCGATGGAAGTCTGCAGTTTCTCGTTCCGGTCCGTAAGACGGTCTATAGCCGCCTGCACTTCCCTGGCGTTCCCACCGATGCCGAACAGTTTGTTGAAACCTCCGAAAGACACCGTGTTCAGCAACCCCCCGATACCATTCACAAGGGAACCGCCTATCTGTTTGAACAGGTCTCCGCTGAGGATATTGTCGAGTATTCCGGTTATCGCATTGAAAATGGTGTCTATCAATGATGAGATAATCGGGCCAATACCGTCTTTCAGCAAATCCAGTATGGAGAGAATGGCCGATATGATCTGCCCGATGACTCCGGCACTTGACAGGGTCTCGGACATCTGACTGATGGCATCACCGACCTTGCCTCCGATATTCAGTTTTGAAAGACCGGTAAGCATGTTCTGGATTCCTTCAAATGATCCCTGCAAGGTTCCGCTCGCAAATCCGTGCAACCCGTTGGATACCATGTTCAACCCGTCAACCGTGTCCTGGGAGGCACTTTTCACCTCCCCGGCAAGCGCCTTCATTTCAGAGGTGGCGTTCAGGTATTCTTCGTCAGCTGAAGCGCTGGATGATTGGGCCATTTGAAGAGCGATTTTGGTACGTTCTATTTCTGCCTGGTTACCGCTTTCAAGAGCCTTGTTGTAATCGGTCTGCGCCGCTTTTAACCGGGCGAATGCCGCTTCCTGCTGCAGTTCCGCATTTTGCACGCGTGTTACGGCATCCCCCAAAGCGTGCATCTGCGTTTGCAGCCGGGCAAAATCCAATGTCCCGTTGCCACCGGGGAGCATGCTTTGAATACGTTCAATGGCATCGTAAACAACCTGCTGGTCCGCTGCTCCTGATTTTTTGAACTCATCCGTCTTGACATACTGCTTAAGTTCGCCAAGCAGGTTCTTCATCTGGTCTGCAAGCAGACCGGTCAAATCCCCGAACGCTGCTCCCCAGTCTATCTTCTGGGTAAGTGCTTCCATGTCCACTTTGTGCACAGCCGCATCACGCTGCTTCTCCAAAGTCAGCCTTTCGCCCTGGGACTGTGCCTTGCGGATTTTCTCGGCATATTCTTCAGCGATGGCCAGTTTCTGCTGCTGGAAGATCCCGTATTCCTTCAGATAGTCACGCATGGCTTCCGCCTCTTCCCTGTACACGTCCGCCTCCGCTTTTTTCCGGGACTCGGTGTTTGAGGCACGGGCTTTTTCAAGTTCATCCTGTTGCTCCCGGGTAAGTCCGTTATCTCCGGTGGAAAGACCGGCTTCCTTGTTCTCACGCTTCCAGTCGGCTTCCTGCCGGTTTATCTCTTCTTTCCGGGCGTTATAGTCATATTCGATTTGTGCCAGTTTCTTTTCGGTACCGGCTTGCATACGGTCTATCTCTTCCTTCCGGTTCTCGGCCTGCAGGGCGGCAAGATCCTGCGCCAGCCTGCGCTCTGTGGCAAGCCGTTGCTTGGCTTCCGCTTCCGGATTCTTCCCGGACTGTTCGGGGTCGGTATGTCCACCGATATTTCCTTTTTTGGCTGCTTCTGCCGCTTTTTTTACCTCTTCCTCCGCTTTTTTCAGATAACCGTCTCGTTTGTTTTCGGCATTTTTCAACAGTATGTCATAAGCTTCCTGATCATGTTTCTTAATGGCTGCCTGTGCGTCATAGAACTGCCCGGATTCTGCCATGTTGGACTGTATGATATATTGTCCCCATTTCCCGAAAAAACCCATGGCGCTTTCCGCCTCTTCCGGTTTCTGCGCCTTGATTTTATTCACCTCTTCATCGGCTTCTGCAGCTTTTTTTACAAGGTTCTGGACATTGGCCTGGTGCAGCAGAACCTGTACATAGTCCTCGCTCTTTTGGATAAGGGTATCATACCATTGGGATAAAGTTTGGTAATATCCGAAAGATTCCCCGTACTTGCGGTTCAGTTCCTCCACCTTGGCCTTTTCCTGTTCCTTGCTTCCAGTGAAGTTCTTTATTTCATTGATAACCGATTTCAGTTCAAAGCGGGTACGCACCATCTGGGCACGGCCGTCCTTCTCTATCTCGGTCATTTCCTTGAGTGATATGTTGAATTCATCCACACCCTTTTTGGCGCCGAACAGGCTCTTCGTCCAATCCCATATTTCATCACCGTACATTACCAGCAGCATGATGCCAGTGGTCATGGCCGTCTGCCAGGAAAAAAGTGAGGAAAGAACCTGCTTCCATACCGGTGTGCCTTTCTTACCGGACTTCTGCAGCTCATCGTATTCCTTGCGAGCACGGGCCAGTTCGTCCGTAAAAATCGGCAGGTTGTTGGATATAGCCAGGAAGAACATCTGCGGACCCATGGCCAATGAAGGCATTTCACGTGCCATCTGCTGGATGCTGTTGTGAAGCCCGTTGAACTGGCGCTGTGCATTGGGCATGTCTGCAGGGGTGACCTGTACAGATTCCGATTCGTTTTGCAACATTTTCAACTGGGCGTGCAGTTCCTCAAGCTGCTTCTCCAGCGCATGGATTTGCGCAATATTGGCACTTTGGTCCAGATTCGGGGCAGCTGTCTCACCTGCAAGACGTAACCTCTCCAGTTCAGCCTCCAACAGTCTGACGGTATTACGCAATTCCAGTGCCTCACGCTCGGCTTTGTTCATGCCGGGCGTAAGTTTGTCCTTCATCAAAAATTCAACTTCTACAGGTTTACTCATTCCAGTTTACTTTGAAAAAATCCTACTATATCGTTCGCCTCATCCTCGGCGCTGCGCTCCGGGTGACTGTCACACTTACCGCTACCTCCCTTCTGTCGAACATATCGCGGAGCGTCGCTCAGCATCAGTATCAATGTCTGGTAGTTCACACCGTCCAGGATGTAGTCCACACTCCAACCCGTTGCCGATGCTATCTGCCACACGAAACCGAAAGGGCTATGGGAACCTTCATACCGGGTTCTTAACTCCCCATCCTTGCCTGGCTCAGTCTCGGAGTCATCGGGTTCGCCCGCGCCGCCGAGCTGATAATACGCATAAAATCCTTCGTGCCCATCAGACGTTCGAATGTCCGGAACAGCGCCATCAGATACTTCCACTCCACAAGGTTCCGGAGCACCCATGCCGTCACACCGATACCTACATGTCGCGACACATAGCCCCGACACACCGTATAGGCCAGCAGACGGCTCACAGCCTTGCCATGTTCCGCTACAAAGCTTAGTTCCTCGGTCTTGTCCTTCGGCTGCCACCCGGGTTCAACACCCATCTTCAGGTATTCCCTCGCCAGCAGAATCTGCCCGCGCAGTCTCGGACGCTTCATCGTCACACGCACCTCCAACGGACGTTTCAGCCATGGGAGCTTCCACCTTTTAAGAGGAACGGACACGCCGCTGTCCAGCAGCGCATCCGCACACTCCATCTCTATCAGTTGTTCCAGCAGGTCAGCCATACACTATCCATCCTTGCTTGTGGCCTCCTCGCTTGTAGCCTCCTCACTTTGAACCGAGGCAGCCGCCGCTGCTCCCGCTGCAGGCAGCTTGTGCTCTCCCCACTCTTCGGGCAAGGTTTTCGAGTCAAACACGCCGTAGGGCTGCGAACCGTCCTCCGGCATAGCCACCTCCAACGTACATTCTATCTTGGCCGTTTCCGTAAGCGTCAGCTTACCGCCCAGGTTGCTCAGCAGCGTGCCGTTCGGTATCAGGATGCTCCGTCCGCTCACCAGTTCCAGTTCAAAAGGACCTTGCATCAGCAGGGCGGCTTGTGGGGCGGTCCAGCCTATTGGGTTCTTCTTCTCGCTGTCTTCTTTCGCATAGTGCAGCGTGCCGCCCAGCATGGCATGCAGGTTCTTGTAGTCCGTCTGGATTACGTTGAATGTGGGGGCGATGCTGCCATTGCTCTGCGGAATGATCAGCACGGGTGCACCCGGTGCCTGTTCCGCCTCAATCTTTGCGGCTTCGGGCTTCTGCCCGTTCAGGTCAAACGAGCCTTTTTCAATATAGCCTATCACGAAGTCATTGTATTTCACGGCACCGATACCGTACATAAAATTTTTGTTCATCGTTTATAAAGTTTGATGGTTAATAACACACCGGCCAATAAGCCGGCCAATACACCTGTGATAAACGTCCGCATCCGGTTCGGAGGACGTTTTTCTTCCATTTGAACGTCATTCGAAACATTATTCTTGGTCTCGTTTCGGATGCGTGTCAGCTCTTCTTCATACCACAGCACCAACTGTTGCAGGCTGTCACACGAGGCTTCGGCCACAATGTTACCACTACCGTCATTTCTGACAGTCAGGTTGGCCTGACCGCTCTTCCCGCGATACACCGCGCCGTCAGGAAGCTTACGGAGGCTGTCCGCCGGTATGGTCAGCTTCACCGCACTCGCCGGTATCCCCGCCATCATCAGTCCCGCCCGTCGACTTCCGCTCGCGCTGTCGGCGCTTGCCGATTCCGTCTGTATCTTCTCCACCGTCATGCTCTTCCTGCTGCTTGCGCAGCCCGCCAAGCACAGGACAGTCATCATGATGGCGGCAACTGTTGGCAGTGTCAATGGCTTTGCGCAGTCGCGCCATTTCGCGCTTGTTGGCCTGCAGGTCTTTTCTTGTTGCATTCAGTTCTTCTTTTAAGGGTACCACAATGTTGCTTACCAAAATGCGGGTGGCATGTTCCGCGTTGTCCACACGCACACCCTCCGCGTCGGCTTCGGCCTTCATCGCTTCCGCTTTCGCTTTCCTCACCGTGGCACGTAGTGACCCGATGGCCGCTGCAGTGCCCACAAGGCCGCCGCTAAGTATGATGTTCATGATCTCGCTAAAGTCCATACCACCCGTTTTTTTAGTCAGTCAACCTTTTATTCTGCTTCCTCGCGTTTCTTGCGGAATAACCCGATAACCCACTGCACCAGTCCCGTGTCAGCCACGCCGTTGGCCACAAGCGAGGCACCAAAGCCATACAGCAAGGCAATGTCCCAGCTCACATCACTCACAAACCCCGCATCAAGCCACCACAGCAGCATCACGCATACCAGGCCCACACACCAGCTCACCAGCTGCGTCACCCAGCCTTTCATATTAGGGAACAAGCCCTTCAAACCTTCGGTAAGCACCACCACACCGGCTGCAAAACCGGCAAAGGTGCCAATCATTGCGTCATAGTCCGTTGCCGGAACATCGGTCCCTTGGGCCATCACAGCCGATACCGCACCGAGCATCAGCATCATAAACAGCATCATTCGTTTCATTGATTGTTTCTTTTATTATTGGTTAATACCTATTTCTTTCAGCCATTTCTGTACATCAAAACTGGGGCAGGCTTTGGCCGCCAGCTCGTTGTGTCCCACAATGCGCACATCCGGGAATCTGCGATGGAAGTCCTTCACATACTTCTCCAGTGCCTTTTTCTGGCAGCCGGTGCGGGTGTCCTTCGGGGTCTTACCATCCTTGGCCACACCGCCGGCATACACAATGTGGCGGCTCACGCTGTTGTACCCCTTCGCACCGTTCGTCACTTCCCACGGATCCACCTGCGCATCCTCGTTGTTGTTCACCAGACGTTCCACACCGCCCTGCAGGTGGAACAGGTCGGTATAGCCCACCTGTTTCCAGCCTCGGCCGCCCTGGTTCACGGGCGAAGTGTGCCACTTCCGGATGTCCGCCGATGATACCTCACGCCCCTCTGGGGTTGCCGTACAGTGAATTACCAGATACTTCAACTTTGCCATACCATCTTATCCTTTCTGGTTTTGGGTAATGGTAATCTTGGCCGTCTTGCTGCGGTCGGCATTGAGCGTCAGGGTCAGTGTTCCGGTCTTCTGCTCGCCGCTGTTTGCACCGGCCGAAATCTTCACACCGTTATCCGTCGCTTCCACCTTGAAGCCGGCAGGGGCGCTGCCTATCTCATATTCTCCGCTGGCGGTCACGGTCACTTCTTCGCTGCCACCGGTTGCCTCAAGGGTCACACTGGCAGGATCAACTGAAATCTTCTTCTCGCTCGCCTTGAACACGGGGTTGCTTCGCTTGTCCAATACCACCACTTCTTCACCGAAGGCAATGTTCGTGTCAGCCTTCATCAGCATCTTGAAGAAATACAATTCGCTCGCGTTCGAAATCTTGTCAATCTGAATCACGTCTTCATCGTCCTGCAGGTTCACAGCAGCAAACAGGTTGCCGCCGGCATCGGGCGAACAGAGGGTACACACAATCAGATCATCGGGCCAGGCAGCAAGCGTCTCGATGGTAATGCCCTTGTAGCGGCGGGCGTTCACGTCGGTTTCGCTCGTGTTCTTGGCCTCGCGCTGGGTCAGCTCGTCGTCATACTTGTCAAAGTCGTTCACACTCATCAGGATGCGGAGGTCCGGGTTGTTGCGGATGGCTACAGGAATCTTCGCACGCATAGCTTTCAGTCTGCCCAGTATGGTCGATTCTGCGCTGTCCACCACAATCACCTCAGTATCCTTGGCCATCTGGGTCAGGATGCCGTTAAACAGGTGGTCGTCATCATCCCCATATTCGCCGTTCACATAGTGGTCACCCAGTTCAAATTGCACCTGTTTGGCCAGCTCGGCAAGCAGGGCGTTCTGCGCTTCGGGCGGAAGTTCCGAGAATACCAGGTTGCCCTTCGGCTGCCACTTGCGCCAGATGTTCTCGAACGTGCGGGGGTTAAACACCGTAAAGGCCATGAAGTCCACCGGGTCAAGGCTCTTTTCGTCGTAGTTGAAGTTGCCCTTCGAATCCTCCACGCCGGGGTTCTCCTTGCGCTTCTGGAGCATCTTGCCGGTCTTCAGGCGCGGCAGGCTGATTTTCTTCTCCACACCGGGAATCACCATAATCAGCCCCTTTTCCACAATCTCATTGCTCGTTGCGGCAAGCGTCAGCAACTGTTCAAGTACCTCGCCGCTGTAATTCGTGTTTCTTACAATTATTGCCATAGTTCAATCACTTTTTACGTTTGTCCTTAATTTCTCGCATGCGCTTGGTCCAGGGACTTTCATCTCCGTTCGGTTCCAGGTGCAGGTCTTCCATCACACGGCGCTTGACCGGCAGTTGGGCCAGGGCCTTTTCGCCGTTCTCGCGGTCATTGGCCAAAAGGTTTTCGTAGATGGGGCGGGTGGTCGCATCGATGCGGCCGTCCTGCTCGGCTGCGTCAAGCAGCTGCTTGCGGGCGGCAAGGTCTTCGGCTGCAGCCTTGTCCTCGTAGGTCTTCACCTTGGCCTTCAGGTCGGTGTTCTCTTTCGTAAGGATAGGTACCTTGCCGGCCTCTTCCTCCAGTTGGTCCATCAGGCGGAACACATCCGCATCACTCGCGCAGTCCTTGAAGCGCGGGCGTTTCTTTACGTCTTCCAGATTCATGTCTTCTCTGTTGTTTTGTGGCTCAACGAGCCGGTTATTGAATAAAGTATATATCTGTGCCGGCGTACTGTCAGCCGGCACGGGGTCTGCATCATAGATGCCGTCAATGAAACCGAGGTCCAGGGCTTCCTGGGCAGTCAGCCAGTGGTCCTCGCCGTCAAAATAGGTCTGTCTTACTTCTTCCTGGCTCATGCCCAGCCGCTCGGCGTAGATTTCACTCAAACTGCCCTCCAGGCTTTCTATCTCTTCCATGCAGCGCTGCAGGTCCTGCTTGTTGCCATAGCACCCGCCGCTCACGCTGTGCAGCATCAGACGGGCATACTTGCTCATCTCTACAGGTTTGCCGCAAAGGGCTATCACGCTGGCCATGCTGGCAGCGATGCCATCCACATAAATGCGGATGTCGGCCTGGCTATGACGCAGGGCGTTGAATATCGCAATGCCGCTGTACACTCCCCCGCCGTTGCTGTTGATACGTACATGGATGCGCCGGCTCACGCGTTCGGCTTCCATCAGTTCCTGGGCAATGCGCCCGCTTTGCACCTCCGTATAGTCTCCGATGTCCCCATACAGGAATATCGTACTGGTGCCGTCGTCACTCGTTGTAATATTGAAAAATCTGCTCATCGTCATACACTTTCCTGCGGTCTTCCCCGCCTTTCGATGGTGCGAAAATAGAACATTCCCATGGCAACAAGAAACCGCGTCCGCATCATAACATTTTCTGGCGTTATCATAACGCTGTACCCCGTCATCATGCGTACGCGCTTTTACAAACCCCGCTTTTTCATGCAATTTTGTAACGTGATTTACAACTAAAAAGGACGATTTATGGCAGATTTGACGAATGCCCAGAAAAAGGAATGGGCAAAGACTTTGTACCTCAAGGAAAACCTCACACAGCAGGAAATCGCCGACCGGGTGGGCGTGTCACGGGTGTCCGTGTCCAACTGGGTACGGGCCGGGAAGTGGGAGGAACAGAAGGTGGGGCTTACGCTCACAAGGCAGGAACAGGTGGCTAACCTCTACCGGCAGGTGGCCGAAATAAACAAGGCCATCGCCGAACGGCCCGAAGGGGAACGCTTCCCCTCATCCAAGGAGGCTGACATCCTCGGAAAACTGTCGGCGGCCATACGCAACATGGAGCAGGAAGTGGGCATTGCCGACATTATCAGTGTCCTCACCGGGCTCATCGACTGGGTACGGGCGGCCGACCTCGAAAAGGCAAAGGAAATTACACGTCTGGCCGATGCGTACATTAAAGACAAATTATAAAGGGATAGACAATGAAACAGACAGACAGACTCGCTCTCCTCGATTGGGAGAAGTACAAAGAAGACATTGCAAGGGCTACACCGGTCGATAGGAACATGACGGCAGCCGAACGGGAAAAACACCGGGAATATCTGGAGAAACATCCCATAGAATGGATCAGGTTCTTTTTTCCGAATTATGCCAAATATGAATTTGCCGGCTTCCAGAAAAAGGCTATCCGGCGGATCATTGCACACGACGAATGGTTTGAGGTGCTTTCCTGGAGCCGTGAGCTGGCCAAATCCACCGTCACCATGTTCATCGTCATGTATCTCACGCTGACCGGACGCAAAAAGAATGTGATTCTGACCTCCAACAGCAAGGACAATGCGGTGCGCCTGCTCGATCCGTACCGGGCCAACCTCGAAGCCAACGGGCGCATCATGGCATACTACGGCAAACAGGAACTGCCGGGCTCATGGACCGAGGATGAATTCACCACCAAAGGGAAGGTCTCTTTCCGCGCACTGGGTGCCGGACAATCTCCGCGTGGTTCGCGAAACGAGGCTATACGTCCCGACGTGCTGCTGGTCGATGACTTTGATACGGACGAGGACACCAAGAACCCGGACATCATCCAGAAGCGCTGGGACTGGTGGGAAAATGCGCTGTACCCCACACGTTCCATTTCTGAACCTACACTGGTCATCTTCTGCGGCAACATCATTGCCAAGGACTGCTGCGTGGTGAGGGCGGGCGAAATGGCCGACTCCTGGGACATCGTGAACATCCGCGACAAAAACGGATTTTCCACATGGCCGGAAAAGAACTCGGAAGAGGACATCGACCGCACACTGTCCAAAATATCCAAAAAGGCGGCACAGGGTGAATATTACAACAACCCCATTTCCGAGGGCGAGGTCTTCGAGAACATTTCATACGGCAAGGTACCGCCTCTCTCCAAATTCAAGTTTCTCGTGGCGTATGGCGACCCGGCACCGGGTGAAAGTAAGGGGAAGAAAGGTAAATCCTTCAAGACAGTTTCGCTTTGTGGCAAATTGGGTACCAGGCTCTATGTCATCAAGACTTTCCTGGCGCAGGCACTCAATGCGGAGTTCATTGACTGGTATGTCCGGATGCTTGATTTTGTCGGAGGAAAGACCAATGTCTATTGCTACATGGAGAATAACAAACTGCAGGACCCTTTCTTCCAGCAGGTGTTCAAACCGCTGGTGGCAAAGGTCCGGCGCGAACAGAAGATTGCGCTGTTCATCCGGGGCGACGAGGAGAAGAAGACGGACAAGGCTACGCGTATCGAAGCCAACCTTGAACCGCTCAACCGCGAAGGGAACCTCATCCTCAACGAGGCTGAACGGGACAATCCGCACATGAAGGAACTGGAAGACCAGTTCAAGCTGTTCACCTTGACCATGCGCTACCCGGCCGACGGACCGGATGCGGTCGAAGGGGCAAACCGCATCATCGATGAACTGATCAGGCGCATCGAACCGCCTGTTTTCCGTTCAAGGAAGGATATGAGAAAACGGAACAAGAAAAGATTATGACAACTCTAAAAAAATAGGACTATGAGCAAATTTGTAGAACTCACCGATTACGATGCGAGTATCCACCGCGACATTCTCGACGCACTGGTACGCGAAGACGAAACGGTCATTGAGGTTTGCGAGGACAGGGCCATTGCCGAAATGCGATGCTACTTGAGCAAACGTTACGACTGCAACAAAATCTTCGAAGCTACCGGCGAGAACCGGAACCAGCTCGTGCTGATGATGGTCATCGACATGGCAGTCTATCACATCTTCTGCATCCACAACCCGCAGAAACTTTCCCAGGTACGCAAGGACCGATACGAACGGGCAGTGGAATGGATGAAGGCGGTGGCCGACGAGGATATATCTATCGAAGGGGCTCCGCTGCTGCCGGAGGAAGAAAGGGCAGGCAGATCGGATTTCCGCATTCAAAGCAACCGCAAACGTACGAACCACTGGTAAAAAGCAAGCAGTATGAAGAAGAAAAACAGAAAAAGAAACAAAACCGGCATCATCACCGTTGGTGGAAACTTCGCGTTGCCGGGACAAAAGAAACCGAATGTGATTGTACTCACACAGCCCAAACGCTTCGGACTGGACATTGCCGACTACATGGCAGCCGTTAAGGCGGCCGAGAATGTCGATTTTTCGCGACGTTACAAACTCTATGACCTCTACGAGGATATTCTGATGGATACCCACCTTTCCTGTGTGCTCGAAAAACGCAGGAATGCCGTGCTGTGCTCCAACATGGAGTTCCGGGTGGACGGGAAGCCCGACGATAAAATCAACGAACAGATACAGTCGCCCTGGTTCAACCGGCTGGTGGGTGACATCCTCGATGCCAAGTTCTGGGGCTTCTCGCTCTGTCAGTTCTACAAGCTGCAGGAGTGGGTGGATTACGACCTGGTACCGCGTAAGCATGTGGATCCGGTCAGAGAACTCATCTTGCGGCACCAGACTGACATCACCGGCCATTCCTGGGATGAATATACCGACCTGCTTTTTGTGGGTTCGCCGTCCGATTTGGGGCTGTTGGCCAAGGCAGCCCCGTGGGTCATCTACAAGCGTAACACCACGGGCGACTGGGCACAGTTCTCCGAGGTATTCGGCATGCCTATACAGGAATATATCTATGATTCCGACGACGACGAATCGCGCCAGCGAGCCATGGAGGATGCGGCCAATGCCGGAAGCCTGGCGCAGTTCTTCCACGCCAAGGACACCGAACTCAAGCTCACGGAAGCCGGCAACAAAACGGGGTCGGCTGATGTGTACGAACGTCTCTGCGAGCGGTGCAATAACGAAATTTCCAAACTGATTTTGGGCAATACGCTGACTACCGAATCATCCGAAAAAGGCACACAGGCTTTGGGTACGGTGCATAAAAAGGTGGAGGACAAGGTGCTGGAGGCTGACCGGAAATACGTGCTCAATGTGTTAAATTACGACATGACGGACATTCTGCTGCACATGGGCATCAATACTGAAGGGGGTACATTCTGCTTCCCGGAACCGAAGGAAACAGATGCAGGCACCAAAATATCCATCCTTACGCAGCTGAAGAAGAACTTCAACATCCCCATCGACGACGACTATCTCTATGAGGAATTCGGCATTGACAAACCGGCCAACTACGAGCAGTTGAAGGCTGAGCAAAGGGAGGCTGCACAGGCTGCCCTGGTTCCAACCCCAAAGAAGGAACCGGAACCAGCGAATAAGGGACGGGATGATGAACCGACACCGAAACAGAAAAGAAACTTCCGGAACTGGCTCAAAGGTTTTTTCGTGAAAGCCCCGGCAGACGGGGCAGCTTTAGACTGGTAGTCGACAGACTGTATGCGGCTGATAATGGCAGCATCTCCATGGAGTTTGACTTTTCCGAAGAGGTGCTGCGGCGTGCCTTGCTGAACATATACAGCAGGGACTTTCATCCGGTAACCGAAATCGAAATCAACCTGTTCAATGAAATATGGGCAAAGATGAACAAGGCGGCAAAGGAAGGGTTCCGCAAATCCAAGGCCATTACTCCGGACGAGGATTTCAGAAATGCCATACTCCGGAACAACGCCGTATTCTCGGCATTCAAGGTACATCGTATGCAGAATGACATGGCACGACTTTTATTGGATTCAAACGGCATTTTAAAACCGTTCGACAAATGGGTACAGGAAGTCTTGCCCATTGCTTCTCATCAGGTTCGTCACTGGCTGCGGACGGAGTATGATACGGCGGTCATCCGGGCGCATCAGGCGGCTGACTGGCAACAGTTCCTGCGCGAACGCGATATTCTGCCCAATCTCAAATGGCTACCATCTACTTCCATTCATCCGGGGGCTGACCACCGCCCATTTTGGAATACCATCCGACCGATTGACGATCCGTTCTGGAACATCCACCGACCGGGCGACCGGTGGAATTGCAAGTGCGACCTTACAGCCACCGATGAGGAACCGACACCACTTCCGGACGAAGACGACAAGAACAAGCCACACCCCGGACTGGATAACAATCCGGGAACGGACGGCAAACTGTTTTCCGACAATCATCCATATCAGACGGAAGCCCACGAGGGTGCCAAAAAAGCGGTGGATAAACTTATGGCGCGCATTGATGAAATGATTGCGGAAATGCCGAACAGTCTTACCAGGGAGGAAAAAATGGCCATTGCCCAGAACAACCTCGAAATAGAAAAGGCTCTTAAAATCAAAAAAGGGAAACCTATGGATGTGGATAAGGCGGATAAACAGAATGCGAATCCCAAACACGTGGACGAGTATATTCCTGATCCTAACGGGATATATCGTGATAAAAGGGGGAACCGTTACCGGAAGAACAACGATTACGATAAAAAACGCGATACCCCATACAGCATCAACTGCCAGACTTGCGCACCGGCATACGCTTTACGGTTGAGGGGATGGGATATTACGGCCAAAGGCAATGTTGCAGGGTCAAAACTTGAGTACCTGAGTAATGGGCGTGCTTTTGAAGTCTGGAAAAACATCGACGGTACTCCGGTGCAGCATATAAGTATAAACAACTGGGTTGCACACAAAGGATACCTGAAAATGACGCCTAAAAGATACATGGAGTATTTCAATGAAGTATGCAAGGAAGAAGGTGTGTATGAATTGAGTATCGGTTGGAAAAGCGGGGGCGGACATGCTACAATCCTGCAGCGGTTCGCAGACGGCGAACTAAGGTACATAGAACCCCAAAGCGACAATTCTGCCGGTTCTGGAATGGAATGGAAAGACGTGAAATATTTATGTGAAATAGGAGCTGCGACTTCCCACAGCTGCAGGGGAATCCTGAGAATTGACAATAAATTATTCGATGTCTCCTTCCTCGATATTTTCGACACATGAATCGATAATGTCAATAGATAACGGACCGGTTATTTCGGTTGCTTCTTTACCGTCATACAGGTAAACAAAAGGATAACCGGTACAGGAGTCTTCCGGGAACTTGAATACATAGGCTTCCTGGCCTTCATAAATACCAAGGTATTCGAAGGTGTCACCGTATTGCTCAATAAGCGCACGGGCCTCATTCTTTACTTGTTCCGGTATATTCATAACGCATAAAAGGCATATTGAAAGCCTTGGTTGCAAAGTTATAAATTATTCTTGAATTACTAATGATTATGGACATAAAAGATTTTGCAGAACTGATAAAGCGGAAACGTGACAGACTGGACAGCATGATGCGGCGCAAAATGCCGGTCATGGTAGGACGAATGGCCAAAGACCATTTTCAGGATAACTTCCGCCAGGGTGGATTTGTCAATGGCGGTCTTCACCCTTGGCCAAAATCTAAACGGCTGTCTTCGGGGGGTACCGATGCCGCCAGCAATTATGGTACGCTGCTCTCCGGCAGGAAGCATCTTTTCAAATCGGTCGGATATACACCTGCCGACTACCGGGTAAGGGTGTTCAACGAGGTGGTCTATGCACCCGTCCACAACTGGGGCGGCGAAATCGATGTCACCGTCACAGACCGCATGAGACGCTTTGCATGGGCGAAGTTCTACAAGGCATCGGGAAAAAGGAAAGAGACCGGTACTGGGCAAAAGAAACGCGTTAAACGACGTACCAAACCGAAGGGACTGAATCAGCAGGCACAGTTCTGGAGGAACATGGCACTTACCAAGAAAAAGAAACTGCACATCCGCATCCCGCAGCGCCAGTTCATGGGAGAAAGCGAAGAATTGAACAGCCGCATACGGGAGAAGGTGGATCAGGAAATTACCAACATTTTAAACAGCTAAGGATATGGAAGATGTTTTTATCGCAATCATGGAACAGATTGCACAGGAAATGCCGGAACTCTCGCTCATTGATGAGGACTACGGCCAATTGGAAATGGGGGCAGAAGAAGACCAGTACCCGGTCACCTTCCCTTGTGTATTGATTGGAAATACAAGTTCTGACTGGAACGACCTTGGATATGGGGTACAGAAAAGCGAATCCATGCTGACCGTACGGCTGGCTATCGATTGTTACGACGATACAAGCTACGCATCCGGCACGTATGACAAAGTAAGGGAAAGGCAACAGCTGGCCGAGAAATTATACAAGTCGCTGCAATGCCTGCAGTGCACGGACAACGCTTCGCCGCTGGTACGCGAGAAAAGCCGTTCGTATGCCATGCCACATTATATCAAGGTCTATGAAATGACGTTCTCATTCACACTGCACGATGAATCGGCCATGCCGTCATCTTACGGGGAATAGCTCCAGTTGGGCAGCGGTCAGGCGGGGGGCTTTCACCTTGGGAACAGGCTTCAGGTTGTAGTCTGTTCCCTCACGTGATTTCCGGCGGATGATGGTCATGATACGCTCCTCGGATATGAAGAATTCGCGCTCCGACAACACTTTTAAAGCATCGTCGAACCGCAACCGCTGTATTTCTGTCCAATAGTAGTAACGGCGGCACAGTGCCTCGTCACGCAACTTAATCAATTCTTTATCCCGTCCTTTGCCCATACGCTTTATTTCTTATACAAAAATAGCTGATTTTCATCGAATTTAAGAACAAAAGCGCCGCAATTATAACAACTGCGGCGCTTTCTGTTTACAGGGTTAACGGATTCCGGCTACAAACGGCAGAAACTGGGTTCAATGCGGGTCCATACGCCGTTTTCAGGGTTACGCCGGCTGAAGTAGTAGTTAGTGGCATTGCGCTGCACCACATTGGCTTCCTTGAACAGGCGCATGATGTCTGCGTACTCTTCATCAAACTTGTCCTCCAGTTCGTAGAGCTTCGAAATGCTCTTGTAGTCCAGGTCGCCCATCTTGTTGCGCTCCAGCAGGGTCATGGCCATCTGATACATCGGATCATCCGAACCTTTCTCACTGTTCTGCATGTAGCGCTTCAGGTAGTCAATCAGACGGTCGGCTGCCATATCAGCTCGTTCATCGAAGCCTTTCACCTTGTTGCTTTTCACCTCCAGGCGGAAGTCACCGTCCGTAATGGTGTAGCTGCGCTGTTCGTCGCTTTTCACCTGGCCGTATTCCTTCATCACCTTGGTAAAGGCATCGGCTTCTTTTTCCAGCCATCCGCGGAACCCGGTCACGGCATTCACCATTTCAAGGACGTTGGTCTTTACTTCGTGCATAAACTCACCGCGTAATGCCTCGTAAGTTTCACGACGGGCAATGCGGTCTTCTTTCTCTTCTTGCTGCAGCTGGGCCATGAGGGCTGCTCGCTGTTCTTTACTCAGGGACTTGATGTCCACACTTTGGTTGTTCTTTTCCATGTTCAAATCATTTTTAATGGGTTCATTACTTGTTTTTATTCTTCCTCACCATCCTGCATTTCCGGTTCATCGTCTATCAGCATGGCTTCACCGTTGGCATACGCCCAGTCGGCCAGCTCGTTGAAAAACTCTGCTGCATCTTGGTTCTCCAGATCGGATGTCGTAAGAGTCACGTCTTTTCTTATGCGCTCAAGCGCTTCATGTGCTTTTTTATCCATATTGTTCTATTTATCGGTTAAACCTCCTTTTCGTTGGATAGCCCGCAGTTTGATGGCCAGGTGTTCCAACTCCGCTGTACTAATCTGAACAAAGGGCTTGCCGGCTATCCGGGGATTGTTGCAAAATTCGTTGACTCGGTTCCAATCGGTGGTGTCAATCCCCAACTGTTGCATCAACTTCAGACATACGCTGCGTTTCCGCCGCAGTTCCTCGCGAAGTTTCTGTCTCCATTTATCCTGCCCGGTTAGTTTCTCCAAGGCACAGCAGCAGGCTTCATATTCCTTGGATGTCATTTCACGGAGGTTTTCCGTACGGTCCCACGTGTACTGCAGAACGATTTGCTTCTTTAGCCCTTCCCGGTCTCCTGTACAGGGCAGCTTATTGAACGAAGCATAAAACCGGGCGAAATTTGTCACTTCCTGTACCATCTTTATTGTATTAGTTTATTAATAATTGGAATCCTTTTTCTGTAATATACATATCCTCACGTTCTATCCACGGTTCTCTCAAATCATCATCTTCTTCTTTAGAATCTGAGAAATTCAAACGAAAGCTGTCTTCAAGATTGCGATCTATTTGCTCCTCTATGTCAGCAATACTTACATCTTCAGGAACTGTTCCTCTAAACTTTACAAGTACCGTAATTTCTTTTGCCATAATTCAAAAACTTATAGGTTATTCAAACAATACTTTAATGCCACACGAACTGGCTACGTCAAGTTCCAGCTTGGCTCCCTTGCTCAGTTCCCAGTCCTTCAGCATGTAGATATAGTCACAAGCCAGCAGCAGGGCAATATCGGCCCGCATGTGGGCTTTCCAGTGGGCTTCTTCTGGCAGGCCGTTATTGAATGGGTTTACCGGATCATAGCCCTCAGTTCTCAACAATTCTTCGGCACGTCCGAAGGCTTCCTTGCGCTCTGCCATATCATAGTGGGCAATGGCTCCACTGATATACACTCGCTTGTTTTCGATTTCCTCACCGCGTTGATAAGCCTTGTGGCGTTTCCATCGCTCCGGAATGACTACGCTGTAATTACACGAACGGCAGCAGATGCCTTCCTCTTTCACGGGAAACGGGTTGTATCCGTAACCCTCCAACTCTTTGCCGCAGATGCAGCAGGTTTTCTTTTGCTCTTCCATCATTTTAAATCTTTAATATGTATTTTACATCCGGGATGCCACATTCGAATACGGTTGGCAAACATGGTATCCGTCGTTTCTATCACTAAATGCCCTTTCGTCTTGGCTCTGCGCAGACGAATGTCTGTTTCTATGTTACATTCCAGCCAGTCTTCCATCACGCCCAAGGCTTCACGACCAGGCAGCAATATCTGGTACAACTTATTCTCCCATTCCATCATTCAAGTATTCCTCCATTTTATCATCTTTCAAGGTTTTGGCAGCACCTTCTTCCCAAATCACATAGGGTTCACCGGGCTTTTCCATAAAACGGCTCTTACACCAGGCCTTGAAGCAGCTCACCATGATTTTCACATCGGCATCATATTCCACCTTGCGGGCGCTTCTGCCTGCCGGATGAGATCCTTCTGCATGGCTGATGAAGATAAACAGTTTCTTGGGGTGGCGCTCCTTAAACTCCTTGTAGGTCTTGTAGTTCAAACCGCTATACTGGAAACTGTCGATAATTACGATGCTGGGACTGCCACGGCGCTGCAGGCGTTCCTCCAGCTGGTCCATCGACTCGCGGTCAAGAATAACCAAACGCTTGCGCACTTCGTCCATCTTATGTCGTTTCAGACTCATCTGGAACGAAAGGCCGGTGCTTTCCTCAAGGCTGTCATAGATCACGCGTCCAAAGCCGCACAGGTACTTGGCCAGCTGCATCACAAAGCTGCTCTTTCCGTTCCCGCTGGCACCCCAGATAATCCACACGCCGCTTTTGGCAGGGTTACCTATCGAGGCTTGCCAATCCCCGGTAAATTCATACCGGGGTATTTTCATATTCAGCACCTCACCGGGGCTGTAGGCTCTTTTCAGTTTCATGCTTGCATCCTCCTTAATTTTTCGATTTCGGTATATACGCGCCGCAAGCCGCCTCCGGTGCTGTGAACGATCTTGGCAATGTCGGCACCGTCCGGGGCATTGATTTTGGCTACAATGGCAGCCTGTGCCTTCAGAAACTTTTCGCGTTCCTGCGCATCATCCGGGGTCACCTTGCTGTAGGAGTCACCGTAGCGGCTCAACATTTCGGTATAGCCAACCTTCTTGCCTTCGATGGCGCGGTTAATCTTTTCCTTCAGCCCGTCGGCACCCATCATATACCACGCACAGCAGCGCTCGGTGGCGTTCCACAGGGCCTTCAGTTCAAGGAAGGCTTCATACTGCAGGTCGCCGGCTTCGTCCAGAATAACCAGAGGCGTATCAATCGTGCGGAGGTAGGCTACCAAGTCTTCATACACGTCGCTGTAGCGTCCGTTGCTGGTCACGCCGAATTCCTTGGCAATGTAGCGTATCAGCTTCAACTTGGTCTTTACCTGGCTGCAGTCCACATATACGGCGTGCTTGTGCTGTTTCACGTATGCCTTCGCGGTAAAGGTCTTGCCGATATTGGGCATATCGCACAGGATGGCGCTCAGTCCGCTGCCCTGGCACACTTCCAGCTGCTTGCTCACAAACACATAGGTCGGGGTCTGTGCTGCCAGCCAAGGCATTTCTGTACGCAGTTGCACGCCCAGTCTTCGGGCTATGCCTACCCAGTTGGCATCACTGACCTGCTTTTCATAATTGCCCCGCTTAATGGTATTGTACACACTGGGGGCTATGCCCAGTGCCGTAGCATGACGGTTGTCACTGGGATAATTTTCACGGTCGGCGGCTATCGCTGCCACAATACGTTGCTTTACTTCATTTGTTATTTCCATTTGAATGCTGTTTTAAATTCGTTCTAACGTCGTTAATTATATCTTGGCTACTGCATCATGCTCGAAGGCACTGATGTCCATATAGGCTGAGTAATCTTCTTCCTCGGCTTGGGTAGGAAGGGGAACGGCTTCCGCCTGTACCTCTGTTATCAGCTTTGCTTCCTCTTTGGCAAGGATGCCCACACGCTTGATCTTGCCGTCCTTCATCATCTTGTCGAATTGAGCTACATACTTGGACTGTTCGGTATAGGCTGCCTTGTCGTACTCGGTCTGCTCGGCTGTATTCTCATTGTAACGGGCTACGGGCTTGCAGGTGGCGATATATCGTCCGTTCTGGTAGATATATACCTCGTTGATGGTTCCGTCGGCATCGGGCAGATAATAGGCATCTACCTTGTAGTTCCTCGGCTCCAACTTTTCGATGATTTCCGGGCTGGGCAGTCCGTATTGGTTGTACATCACCGTGCAGTAGGTGTTCTGCCGGATGGTTGTTTCGGTATGCTGCCCGATGAACCGGTAAAGAACGGCCTTGTCCCAAGGTGCAAGGTTCGGGTTCTGATGGGCGCAAAGCACATCCCATCGGCTCATGCCCGGATAGCGCTTTTGGTTGGGGTGAGGCTGCGCGTTGAAGGTTTGGATGGCGCGTATATCATCGGCTACCAGTTCTTCATAGCTGTAGGCCTTCACCTTGTAGGTGTTGTTCTTTTCGTCATACACCTTCTCTTCCTTCGGGCGGTTGGCTTCCAGCTTGGCCCACCAGCGACCGATACCTACCTGCGTGCGTTTCTCCACGCCGTACTTCTTTTCGCGGTTCTTGTGCTCGGCACGTTTTTCACGCGAGTTCCCGGGGTTACACCAGCGTATCAAGGGGAAGACGGTACCAGCTTGCATCAAGCCGTCGGCAAAGTCACTTACCAGGTGGTGTTCCACTTCCAGCTCGGCGGGGATATACATGCCGTTCCGGTCCAGAGTCTGGAACATGTTTCGCATGCAGTCCAAAAACAACTCGGTAGTCTTGTACCGGTTGTAGGCATATCCTACCACAGCGCCGCTCACCACATCGTAGGCATAATAGGCTTTCACACGGTTGCCATCCTTCATCGGGCGAGGCAGGTCGCGGTCATCAAGGCTCACCTTGCTCAATGAGAACTCACCGATGCAGCGCAGATGGTAGGGGCGGTAGGCGTTGTTGAAATCCCATTGGCTCATGTGAAGCTTGGCTCTAAGGGCCTTGTTTTTGGGGTTGTTAAGGTAGTTGGCTACCGTGGCCGGACTTAACACCAGCGGATTTCCATCCTTGTCGGTAAAGTCTGCTGGGTTCAATACCTCGCCGGTTTCGGGGTCATACAGTTCCAAATCACCTTGTACAAACATATTGTACTGCTCCCACACGGTGGTATTGAAGGGCTGCTCCGGCTGGGCATCGATGCTCAGCAGCAGGCGCTCAATGTCGTAGGTCACTTTCCGGCGGTTCTGGTTCATGAACTTGCGGCTGATAAGACTTTCATAGCCGTTGGCTTTAAAATCATTCACACGCTTCTTGAAGCGGTTAGAACTCACAGGCAAGGTGTGGCCGAACTCTGCTTGATAATAACTGATGGCTCCTGCCAGCTCACCCCAGTTCACCGGACCGGCCTTCATGGCCTTACGCATAAAGGTGGCATCCTCCATGGCACGCATCACAGCTTCAATCACCGAAGCGTTCACCGTATATTCCTGGATGTGTTCCGGCGGAAGGGCATCACCGTTGTCAAAGCGGAATCGGGTGTAGAACTCCCGGGCTTTCGCATCGATGTGGTAATGGCTGCCGAGCCAATTTCTTATAACGTCCTCTTTCATGTCTCCGTATTTTAGTTTTATCCTTTCCTGAAACCGCAGTGGCATGGTCGCTATCTCTACCAGTGCATAGCTTCCAAGCCCCTTGCCGGGTCGCACTACGTTGATTTCTTTCTTGGCCGCTAATTTCTTGTAATTGGGTACCGACAGGATGGGAGCAAGTTCTTCTTCGGAAAGAGTGGAAGGATGAACGCCTTTCAGCGTGCGGCTTCTGCTGTAGTCAGCCTTCCCGTTCACCATCACCGGTCGGTCGTCGTAGGTCAGGTCATTGTAGGATATGCACAATATCTTTCCATAATACTCCATTTCATTTCTGTTTATAAGGCGGCTGCCATCTGTTGGGTCTCGTGCTGCAGCTGCATGAAGTCTGATACAAACTCACATTGGTAGGTTTCGGTCCGTTTTCCGTCCACGTACACGTCCACATCGTTGGTCTTCCGGTGGACTACCAGTTTTACACGGGGACCGAAGGTGCAGGTCATGGTTTTCTCGCACTCTTCAAAGGTGGTTTCGCAGTTCGGGATGAAGTTCCCGTCGGTCAGTTTACCGCCTCGCTTCAGGGCAAGAGTGCGTATCCGTCGCGCCTGGTCGCTGTCACGGACAAAATTCAGTGCCTGCCACACAGCCTGACGGCTGCATCCGAATGTCTTCATCAGGAAGGTCTTTGTTTCGTTATCTGTCAAAATCTGCTTTCTCATATCGTTTATCTCTTGATATATTGCTCATTTATAATTCCTCAATCGCTTTCCGCTTGATGTCATCCGAATCATCCGGAAGTATCTCGTAAAGGCGTGTTCCCTTTTTCAGTTCCTCAATCAGCACCTGCATGGCTTCTTCGCACGCACAGCTCACATTCTCTATCACCCGGTAGGCATCCGAGTTACTGATCGCATCCTCTGTCATGAACTGTCCGGCCAAATCCATAGCCTGGTCGGCAATGTTCTGTGTATGGGCCGCACTGCTTATCATCGTGCGAAGCTTCTGCTTGAACTGGCGTTCAGCCCTTCTTCCTTGGTTGAAATTCTTTGCCATAAATCTAAATTTTAGAGGTTTATATCGTGGGGCGAGGGGAATCGAACCCCTGCGGCTTTCTACGCTTTCTTTTTTTCGATTTACCAACTTTCCGGCCGTGCCTGCCGCCCCTGCCCGTCTTTCCGGGCTGCCAGTTATCCGGCAATCTCTTTGCCCTCTTTTTTCTTCAGTTCTACCTGTCGAATAGCGCCCAATACCGTATTCTCCAGACACAGACAAGTCATATAAACTTCATCCCCGAATCGCACCTGCTGGTCGGGTGCAGCTGCTTTCATTTCACTGGTTATATCAACCAAAGCATTCATAAGGCTATCCAGCGTTTCCGGCTTCACCTTCAAAATCAATTCTTCTTTCATTAACTTTAATCCTTAAAATTCGCTAATCACACGCCTTTTTTGTATATTTGGCGCGCTGTTTACATCTTAAACACGCTGCAAATATAGTGATAATTTTCAACCCTCGAAATAAAAATGGGGATAATTTTCAATTATGGGCAATATTTTATCAAGAATACAAGAAATAGCCTCCAATGAGGGGATAACTATTGGCGCCATGGAAAGAACTATTGGCGCAAGTAAAGGCGTGCTTTCAAGAGCAATCAATAACGGGACCGACATTCAAGCCAAATGGCTTAGTATAATAGTTGAAAATTATCCCCGATATTCAACAGGATGGTTGCTTACTGGTGCAGGTAGCATGTTGAAAGATGATTTGAAAGGCATTCAAACAGCAGACGAAGCCAATCCTTCGACTCTGCCTACAACATCTATGAACCCATCTGTCGGCACACCATACTACGATGTTGACTTTATTGGGGGATTCGATGAGGTGTTCAACTCTCAGGTAAACATACCCGCCACCAACATCGTAATAAGGGGATTCGAAAAAGCCAGCCTCTGGTGTAATGTTACCGGGCACTCTATGGAGCCCAAAATAAACCATGGCGACATCATTGCCCTTCGTCAATGCACACTCAACGACATCCAGTATGGCGAAATCTACGCAGTGGTACTGGACACCATCCGTACCATTAAAATCCTGCGCAGGTCTCCGGATCCAGGCAAACTGCGCTTCATTCCTATCAATACAGAGGACTATGATGAGCAGGAATTCGACAAATCGCGCATCGTGAATGTCTTTGAGGTCATTGGAAGCATCAGCAAATTCTTCTAATGAGGAAGCACATGCGTCATATCACCCAACAGGCACAATAAGACGCACGCACACACTTTTCAAGGTATTTACAGAGGTCAGGACGCAAAAACAACTGTAAATCAAAGGCTTCGCGCTATATATATAATGTGTATCAATAAAATAAGTGTCGTTTTTCCTATCTGAAAACAGCGAAAAACGGCACTTATTTACTTTTGCTACATTCTTTCCTATTTCGGGCGAACCCTACAAAAATAGAAAAAGTAACCCTAAAAGTAACCCTAAACTCATTGAAGTAGTAACCCTTAACAGTAACCGTAATAGTAACCCTAACCCCCAAATTACCATCCGTAAGGGCATAAAAAGGGGGAGCCATAAGCTCCCCAATCAGCATTCAAAGAAATAACGCCTACAAGCCTTTCTAACGGCGTTATTATGTCGTTCTAACCATTGCCCTTACTACCGCCCGAAATGAGCGTAGATTGCTTAATTATAGCCTTTTTCGTGCATATTGTGCCGTTACCAGACAGTCCGGCATGAAGCAGGTAATTCTTGGTTGCACCCACCTGATCTGCCGTCAGAACCGTATAAACAGCCGATATACTGCTGAAATACCAGTCTTTCTGCTTCGTTCCATCTATTTTATGCAGCAAATGCACATGAATCACTTTGGCCATATTCGTTTCTTTTATGCTGCAAATATACCAAATAATACTTATTTGGAAGAATTTCAAGGAATCATATTTAAAAATAGGCACAAAAAAACGGCCACACAGCCGTTTCCACCCCCCCCCATATAACCAAATCACCAGCCCAACCACAAAACGGCCACACAGCCGAAAACAAAGCCCTTTCAGGCCGTTTTAGCCCCATCTGCAAGCCCCATGTAAAGCAATCGCCCGAAGATCCGCAGAAAAGCCCCTCAAACGTAAAGCAGATGTAAGCCCATGTAAAGGAAAAAACCGCTTCGAAATATTCAGCCCATTTTCCCGAACATGCCTAAACCATTTGGTTTTCAAAGCCTTTCACCCATTTTTCCCGACCATTGAAAAAACCGCTTCGTTCTATGCCCCATATCGGGTTCGACGCTGCTCTTGAACTTCCCGTGAAACGGGGACACCAGGTCCGGTTCATGCTGTCGGCAGACAACCTCCTGAATCGTGAGTACAAGGAATACACCAACCGCTCGCGTTACTATGCGCATGATATGGGACGTGATGTGCGTTGCGGTGTAAACTGGATTTTTTAATTTATAACAACTATAATCAACACTAATAAATAAAAAGAAAAATGAGAACAATTGCATGTAAAACCGTGTGGGCACTTCTGATAGGAGTGTCCCTTGTCCTGTCGCTGAACTCTTGCAGCAAGGATCCTGTAATACCAGAAGACGAGACGAAGAACAAACTGCATGAGGACCCGGCAAAAATGACCGTCCGCCTCGTTGAATGCCACCTGCACGCTGACTGGAACGAGATACAGAAGGCCGGAGGTTCCCACCAAAATCCGGAATCCCCGGCCAGGTATATGAAACGTGTCCAGGAGATCACTTATGAACTGAAGACCGGCAGTGGATGGACCCTTGCTGAAGGAAGCCAGGGCAAGTTTTACGTTCAGAAAAACGGCGAATATAAAAATGGAAACAACTTTACCCCGGCCCCGGTTTACCTGATGTTTATCTATTACTACAATTCCAAAGGAGAGTTGATGAACGGCCAGTTCGTGGAGAACGGGCAGGAGAATATCCACCAGCATTTCTTCACCCCGGAGAACGTGAGACCTACCTTTGACGGGAAACCGGAAGCTGACGACAATGATCCGGAGGCACTGGTGGATTATCTCTATGTGGATACCACGCCCTGGGACAAGACCAAACATGACAACGAGGCGGAAATTACGGGAAGCACTAACCCGGTAGGATTAAAAGGAGTTATCCGGTTCCTGAAGGACCGCAAGGAGTTTGACCTGAAACTCCGCCTGTATCACGGCTACAATTCTAAAAAGAACCCGCAGACAAACGGCTTTGACCCGTTCTACAAGCCCTCCGGGGTATTGATCCAGCGTGGAACATGGGATATTAACCTGAGCATCCCGGTAGTGGTGTTTTGGAGCCGCGAGGAGTTTGTTGATGTGGACCCGGAGGCAGATGTGAACCTGATCGGGGAGGATAGCCTGGATGAAGACAGCAACCGCACGCTACACTCCATCATGAAAACCTTCAGTCTTACATGGAAGGAGGCGCTTGAGGAGTTCATTTCCTATACCTACCAGGCGGGGGATGTGGAAGCTGGATCCATATGGCTTTGATCATCTTGCGTAGGATGGAATTCTCTCTTTATCAATCTACAGGCGGCAGGTGGGGCCGCCTTTTTTGTCTTGTGCAACGAAAAAATCCCATCTGCCATGCTTAATCCCCGTGGTTTACTTGGGGATGTATTGGGACATGCTTTACCATTCTTCTACGGAATAATACCTGTCTCTACCAACAAAATATCCATTCTTTATTTCCTCTATGTGTTGTTTGGAATAATAGGTACTACCATACTCAACCTTTGCTGGAATCTTATGTCTATGAATAAAAGAGCGTACACCATCTGCTGTCATTTTAAATGTTGTACGCATTTCCTCTGGCGTTATCCAGTCTGTGATTTCTGCATACTTATTCTTTTTGTTGTATAACAGGTCAATGGATCCCTTCTCATAGAAATTAAATCCTTTCAGTGCTATCTTAGGTATGTTGTTCTCTCTTGTTATAACTCCAGCATGCTTTATTGATATTTTAAACATCTCTGCTACCTCATCAGTAGAATAGTATCCTTCAGGAGTTGCTGGACAGATTTTTTCCTGTTGCTTTGCCGTGAAAACAACCTTTTCATCACCATTTGACTTTATTAGTGGAGTTGAATTTTGAAGACGTTGATGCATGATATTATCAAAATCCGTCCGATAAATCATGGTGAATTTTCCACGCTTTTCAGTCTTAATGCTATAGGTCTTTAGAGTATAACTTACCTGATCTTTAGTTATGCCATACTTTTGCATAGCTTCTTCATAAGAGTACCAGTCAGGATCAATTTCATCGGTCTTGTGTTTTATACAATCTATATGAACCTTAGAATAATAAGACCTGCCATTTCTCTTTACCCTGGGAACCGCATGGTATTTTACAAAACAAAGAGTCGCACCCTGAGTCATATTGTACATTTCCATGATTTGACTCAATGTGTAATAGTTATCAATGTCGATGACATCAAGAAGCTCAGAGAAATTTGCGTCAATAAGCTTTTTACTGTAGAAAGTATTACGCCCTTCGTAAACTTTAGGGATGCCTAATCTGTCACAACGCCCCCATACAGCTTTACGTCCAATTTTATACTTATCCATAATCTCTTGTAGGGTATAGTATTCTTGTTCTTGCTTACGCTTGTAACTTCTTTTTCTATAAGGTCCTGCATCCTCAAAGTATTTGTCAAGATCCTCACGACGGACAAGGGTTTTTCTACGTATTCTCACTGCCTTGATGATTCCGGAATAGAAACATCTATAAACAGTGCTAACACTCATATCAAGTAATAAGGCAACATCTGAGGGTGTCAAAAATGGTCGTGAAGCAACTGCGTCTCTTTCTTTATCAAGAGCTGCTTCTTTTTCACTTTCCCGGACACTTTTTTTACGTTTTGCTTCACGTTTGCGAGATGCGTCACGTTCGCACTCTCTACAGCAGTATTTATTTGACATCTTGGATGCAATAAACTCTGCTCCACATGTTAAACATTTCTTTAATATCTTCATTTTTTTGGCATGTTAAAATCGTCCATTTCCTTTGCAGCAATTTTCAGGTATTTGCAGGAATTTTCACGAGGTGTCCAACATGTCAACGGGCGCACATTTATCACTTTTGCAGTTTTTGCATAAGGTGCCATATATGTCATTTTCCGATTGCCATTTGGTCGCAAAATTTAGGGATAGGAACGATATTTGAGCCAAATTTACCCTTAAAAACTGGTTGTAACAAGTTTCAAATGGAAAGTGTTAAAATGAAAAAAGCCACCAAAACGGTGGCTTTCAGACAGTTAGCGATATATTGTAATATTGTTGATAATCAGCTACTTACCGATGCAGCATACCGAACAATCTGAATATGAAAGAGTTGCGTTTTAAACGGTAGAAAAGTCTTTTCTCGCTTGTTTTTCAGGCCAAAAAACGTCCGTTTTGCCGCACTTTTCACTTGAATCAGAACCAACGGAAAAACTCCCTTTTCCCGTCCGAAGTCCACCTGTTTTCTATCCGTTGCGAAGGTACAAAAATAAGTGGGATTTTCACCAACTGATGTCAACTAAAAGCAAGATGCAGTCACGAAGATTTTGCAGCCAAAAGAAAAAACAGGCTGTATCATTGGTAGGCTTCGGCAAATCGGATACTCTGTTTTTGGCGAAGCCATCTCTTTTCTTCCCTTATTTTGACTTTACTTTAATTGGCGTATATATTAGTACGGGGATAAAGTAAAGTCACTTTCGCCATAAGTCTAGGTTGCTACGTTGCAAAAAGTGAAAGGATGTAGAAAAAGTGTAGAATCATAAGGTTTATTTCCGAGGAAAAGTGTATATTTGCACTATCAAATCTTTTAGAAAAATGTAAAAACAATGCTGTACAGAAAGATCCGATCATATATAGATGACCACCTCAGGTCTAATGAGGACAAGATTCTCCTTATTGAAGGAGCGCGGCAGATAGGCAAATCTTACATCATAAGAGATGTAGGGACAGAACTCTATGACAACTATGTGGAGATAAATTTCGTGGAAGACGATGCGGGCGACAAGATATTCAAGAATGTCCGCACAACGGAAGAGTTTTACCTGAACTTAAGTATGGTGGCAGGATCCAAACTGGACAGATATGAAAATACATTGGTTTTCATTGATGAGATTCAGCATTATTCGCAATTTCTGACGATGCTCAAGTTCTTGAGGCAAGAACACCGGTATCGGTTTATCTGCAGTGGAAGTCTGTTGGGAATTGCATTGAAAAAGACCGTTTCGGTTCCGGTCGGAAGTATTATTCCCAAGAAAATGTACCAACTGGACTTTGAAGAATTCCTGATTGCAAATGGTTTCGGCGAGGATGCGATTACGCATCTGAGACAATCCTTTGAGCAGAAACAGCCTTTGGCCCCGGAGGTTCATGATAAGGTGCTGAGTCTTTTCAAAAGATACCTTCTCGTGGGAGGTATGCCGGATGCGGTAAATGAATATTTAAACAGTCATAATATCGTCAAAGTGAGAGAGGTTCAGGAGGCTATCAGAGAATTGTATGGTGTCGATGCTTCCCGTTACGAAGAGGACGCTGCCAAGAAACTGTATATCCGCCGTATCTATGATATGATTCCTTCTCAGATGGAGAACAAGAAGAAGCGGATTGTGGCAAAAGATATATTAGACAGGAAAGGCGATAGATTCAGCAATTATGTGGAAGAGTTTGAGTACCTGATCAATTCTGGTATTACGATACCATCTCATGCAATCAGCAATCCGAAATATCCCCTAGCAGAATCCCAGCAGAAAAATTTGTTGAAGCTGTACATGAACGATGTAGGTATGCTTACTTCCCAGTTGTATCATTACAATATCCAGCCAATACTGAACGACATTGCCAGCATTAACCTTGGCTCTGTTTATGAAAGCGCTGTTGCCCAGGAGCTGAAAGCACATTACGAAAAATTGTTTTACTACGACAATAAGCAGAAAGGTGAGGTAGACTTCCTTGTTGATGACAGTAGCACCATGAGTGTCCTGCCTATTGAAGTTAAATCCGGAAAGGATTATACAGTTCATAGTGCATCGGATAACCTGATGACAAATCAGGACTACCATATTGTTTCATCTATTGTTCTCTCAAACGAAAGGGAAATAAAGACAAAAGGAAATATTCTTTATCTCCCGATTTACCATGTTATGTTCCTTGAGAACAAGGTGCCGGAAAAAGAAAACCTGTACTTTTAAGGTTAATACGAATGGAATATTTGCAACGAATCAGAGATATGTAAAAAGATTAGTAGCTACAATAAAGCACTATAAAAATCGTTTTATGTAATTATACAAGAAAGAAAAAAGGATTATGCTATTACAAAAAATCTATATAAAAGGCTATCGTAATTTCAAAGAGGTTACAGTCAATTTAAATAAAAATAGTCTTGTTATAGGAGCAAACGATGTGGGTAAGACAAACCTGATTCATGCTATGCGTTTGCTTTTAGATAAGGGCTTTTCAGATTATGACTTTGAATTGAATGATTCGGATTTTTATGCGTATGAAGATACACAAGAGGTAATCATTAGGATATATTTCACTGATGTGACAGATGAGTGCGTTATTGCAAGGATGCCTGGCAAGTATAGCGATGCCGGTGAGATGGTGATACAATATAAAGCTGCGAAGGAGAAAGGCAAAGTTAATTACCATTTCTATTGTGGTAAGAGTGATAATGAGACGGATTTAACTGAAATTGAAGGTCCTTGGTATAGACGATTCTTGAATTTGAAATATATAAGTAGTAGAAGGGATTTTTGGGGATATATCAACAAGTCGAAGAATATGCTTTTAAATCAGGCAAAAGATAATAGAGAATCCGAAATTATTGAACAAGATGATGCTTTGTATGACGATATAGCAGAAAAACTTCAATATGTTGATAAAAAAATTCCAGAGTTGTCGTATGTAAAGAATGCTACAGATCGTCTGAATGAAGAACTTGACAAATTGTCCATACACAACAGGGAGCAAAGGATCGTGTTTGATACTTCGACAACAGAAATAGACAGAGTGATTAATAGCGTGTCGCTGGCCTCAAAATATGGAGACAAAAGTATGATAATTGGCGGAGAGGGTAGAATCAATCAAATCTATCTTTCTCTATGGGCAACACAAAACGAAAATTCAGAGTTGGCGAACGAAGTGTCTATCATCTGTATTGAGGAGCCTGAAGCCTATCTTCACCCTCATCAACAGCGTGGGCTTGCTGCTTATTTGAGCAAAACTTTAAATGGTCAAATAATATTACCCAGCCATTCTCCATTCATCGTTAGTGAATTTAGTCCAAATTCTATCATTAGGCTTTATAAAAAAGAGGATAATAAAACCATAGTAGCTTCAGATGGATGTTCGAAAATAATTGAAGATGGAATAGATGGCTTGGGGTACAGAATGAGTGTAATTCCAGCCGAGGCTTTTTTTGCTGACTATGTCATTCTTATAGAAGGCCCTTCCGAACTATTGTTTTTTAAAACGCTGGCTAGCCAAATTGGAATTGACTTAGACAGGATGAATATCTCTGTGTTAAGCGTTGATGGCGTAGACTTCGAAACTTATTGCAAAGTTTTGAATGCGATGGAGATAGAATGGGCGTTAAGAACAGACAATGATATTACGAAAATACCCAAAAAAGACGAATATAGATATGCAGGGATAGAAAGAGCTGTGGCTTGCCTAGAGGAATGCTGTATTATCGATGAAGGGAAGAAGGATACTATTAAAAATAACAAGAAATTATTACGGGGATTTAATAATCCTGAAGACATTCCAGAAAAGAATCGGGAAGCAGCTGAATGGTTTATTGATTTTTTGGATGGTTATGATATTCAGTTGGCTAACGTCGATTTGGAAACTGATATGATGAACAGCCTTTTGCGCGATTCTCTAAAAGAATTTTATGATGAAGATAATGAAATGAGCGATGAGGAAATCATTGATGAGATGAAAAAGCACAAGGCGCTTAATATGTATCACTTCCTACAGAAGAAGAAGGAACAATTGCACCTATTAAAGGACGATAGATTAGCCAATTTACTGATATCTGCTAAAGAATATATTGAAAGTCATTATGGAACCTACACCCATCCAGCGTAATATCATCCAAGAAGAAGGAAATACTGTAGTGCTTGCTATGCCGGGCAGTGGTAAAACCTTTGTGCTTTCAGAGAAAATTAGGCGAATATTAGAGTCTGATGTCTTAAAAGATTATCAAGGTGTTATTGCGATTTCTTATACTCGTAAAGCTTCAGGACATTTGAAACGTAAGACTCTTCAAAATGGCACATGGGAGAAAAATTCATTCTTTGGAACGATAGATAGCTTCTGTTTGACACAGATTATTCTGCCCTTCGGACATTATGTTATAGGATATCCGAAGGAAGAAATTGTGCCAATTACAGAGAATGATTTAGAAAAGGACAAAATGGTAGATTTTGAATGGATAAATAAGATACATCCGGATTATGAAGAGATAAATGAGGCTGTTTGGGAGAATCTTTATGAGTTATTCAAGGAAGGGAAAGTATTGGTCAGTTCGTTAGAACTTGTGGCCTTACACATTATTAAAAACTGTCCTGCTTGTAGGGCTCATTTGAAAGCACGGTTTAAGTATGTGTTCATAGATGAATTTCAGGATGCAGATACTTATACGAATGGAATATTTCTTGAACTTATAGGGCTGGGGTTAATCGGAAATGCAGTAGGAGATGTGAATCAGTCGATTTTTGGTTTTGCACATAAAGTGAGTGATTATTTAGTCGCACTTGAAACAATGGAAGGATTTACATCTTATAAGTTGGCAGAGAACTTTAGATGTTCAATACCCATTGTGAACTATTCAAACAGACTTCTTGATGCAAACTGTCAGTTGTTGGAATGTGAAGGGGAAATGGGTGTAGAACATATCGCAGTGAATGGTGATGAAGAAATAGTGGCCGAATACCTAGACAATACGATAATTAATGATTGTAAGAAATGGGAGGTAACAGATTTCAGTCAAGTGGCAATTCTTGTGAGAAGCACAAAGATGCAGGAAATGATAGATGGGTATTTGGATATACCTCATAGGGTTGTGATTTCAACTCCGTTAGATGATGATTTGAATCCTCGATCACATCTTTTTGCGCAGTTATTGCAATACTATTTTGATGAGGGAATGCCATTTATGTCGGTGGTAGATTATTATATGGACTTTGCACTTTTGTCATCATGCGCTCGAAAACGACTTCTTGGAATCCGTGATGAGATTAGGTCGGTAAATAAAGATGATATGATAGATGCGTTGCCAAGACTATTCAAAAACATTGCAGACATTTTGTTGCCTAAATATCAAGAGGGTAGCTCGATAAAACATTTGAACTCGGTGCTGAATTCTAAGGACTGGATAGATAGCTATAGATCATTTTCAGCTAATGAGGTGGTAATTATGACCTTGCATAAGTCAAAGGGATTGGAGTTCGATATTGTCTATCATCTTAACATGAATGAATTTGAGATTCCATTCAAGCAATATAAGAATGGAGTTGCCTGCTATCCTAATGAGGCGCAAGATTTAGATTTGCATTATGTAGGTGTGACCAGAGCAAAGAAATTGTGTGTGCTGGTGAGTAATTCCACAAGGCACAACTCTAAAGGTGAGGCAAAGAAAGGGGAGCCGTCAATTTTTCTAAGTAGAAACGGGGTTGAGGCATTAAGAAACAATTATTATTACTAATATGATTACAGAACAATATTATAACAGGATAATTGAAGGTTGCAAAAGGATTGCTATTAAATTCAGTAATACTGTTATTGGTATCCGGTAAAAATGATTGAAAGTGTATAAGTTGCTGAATAACATTTATTTATATTGATTTTGACGTACAGGGGTTTAGTTTTTGTGAGAAATAGTAAGCATAAGTATTAACTAATGTTTTATTGATAAGTAACTAATCAAAATTAAACAGTATTATGTTTAAGTTTAATTCCCAAGGTATCCCCGACAATGTCCTAGCCCTGTATGCAACTAGCAATATCACAAGAGATAAGTGATGTCTGGAGGACCAGTTCTGCAACCGCATATGTGGAGACCATCAGCAGTATTACGGACCTTGTCCTTACGGAGATACACAGTTGGAACACCGACCTCTTCTATACAGGGGGTATCTCATTGCATGGCGTGATACGGTCCATTACTAAGGTGATGTATTATAAATACCGTCCCGTAGCACCGCACTTTTTATAATGTCTTCGTGCTTATACTGGGAGGAAGGGAAAGAACTTTTGGACATGTACATATTCAAGAGTGAGTGGGTATAGGAATTGTTAATTATTTTCACCTACAAATGTCTCTGTTTCATCAAGGTAAGTGTAAATGATTCTTTTCCAATCGGTAAGTTTCATTTTGTAATAAAACTTTTGAAAATCATTCATGCAAGAGCAAATGATTTGCATACGATTTTGTTCATCTGCTACCATAGAATCAATGAGTAACTTAACTGATTGGTCAGAAATAACATTTGAAAGGATACCGACAACTTCAACTTTTTTGGAAGGGGTTGTTGTCGGTGCTGATATTGGCATTTCTTTCTCGGATTCATCAATCTGGTCAGTTTCCTTCAATCGAGGGAAGTGTACCTTTATCATATTGAAAAAGGAAAGCATATCATCCCTCTTGAAAAGCACAAATTTATCACCATTTGAAAGTTCGGCGGAGTCAATTCTACCTAATTGAACGTTGCTTTGCAAGTCCTTGAAACTATAAAAAGAAACATAGGATTTTACGTTTAGACGTTGACGAACTTTTAGTGGGTCCCAGCAGACAAATACATCATTATCCATATCGTATCCAAGGAAAAGGAAATCTATGTCAGAAGATTTTACTTTGTCAAATATAGGGCGTTGCGGTAGCTGAGCTCGTTGATCATTAAGCGGATATGGATTACCTTTGTGTGAAATACATTTGAGATAAATGTAGTATTCGTGTCCGTCAATGCTAATGTGTAAAATATCATTTCGAGAAATGATATTAAGCCCTGCATAATGTGCAAATCCCGAAAGGAATTTGTCATATAAAGCAGTCCCTTTTAAATACTGTTGTTTCGCCATAGGCTATAAAGATTTAAACAAGACACTGTCTTGGTCGAAAGAGTCGACAGGTGAAACATCGCTAAGATCTGACCGGAAATGAATGGCAGAAACTTCCGCTGGAACATTTGCTATATTGATAGAGGGTATAGAGGCGTAATCGAAGAACCGTAAACTATCAAGGCTGACATTTTCATCAAAGAACATGTTGGAAACTTCTTCGATATGTGAACCAATCGTTTGGGTTGTTTCTTCGCGGAGTTTAAACAGAACATCAACGTCAGAAATAGAAGAACTAATTTCGTCTACAAGGTCAAAAATAGTTTTACCTACTCCTGTTTGCGAAACAAACATTGAAGCGATGAGCAATCTTGATCCTTTATTAGGGTTGAGTTGTTCAAGAGAAAATGTATGTTCTCGTTTAGTCCCATTAGTAGATTTGACTTCTACTTTATCAGAACCATCGTTAAAGTCGAATTTATCCTCAGGAATAACGTGCCAGGAGCGAATAAGGTATGACGGATTTGAGGCTCGCTTAATCAAAATTAGCTCAGCCCAAAGACCTCTAACTACTTCTTTAGAAATTGATTTTACACTCGTAAAGAGGCTTATCAATTTTGATACTTCGGCTTTCAATATATTGACGGTAGGCTTGTCCTCCAACCGGCATAAAAGTAGAAATACTACTTCCAGAAAATATTTTTGGAAGTCAGGGTTTTGTGAACTTAACTGTATTATCGAAAATGTACCTTGAATATCTGACTCGGTAGTAGTGTCGGAAATGGTACATCGGCGATTGAACAAGACTTTGAAAAGTCGAAGGTTAATATCTGAAACACGTTCAGATGAAGAACAAGCGATGAAAAATATAGGGTAACCTTCCGAGGTTATGCCTAAACGATGTGGAGAAGTTTCAGAAATTACAACAGCATTAAAGCCGCTCTTAGTATGAGGTCGGGCTTTAAGTTCACGAAACTTCTCAAGTAAGTTAATATTATTCAGAGTCATCATCTTCCACAGGTTTGTCGAGCCTTATAAAATCTTCACCGATAGCGAGTGGATAGTAGAAGGCGAGGTTAAACAAATCTTTCTTACCATATTGTAATCCGGGATCATCGAGAATAATATGGTGAAACTGAACCGATACTACAGAATTTGAGCAGAATTCTTTATCACCTGGATAAGAAGCATTGTCTGCTCGACCGGCTTGAAGGTTATTAGGCTTATTTCCCTTAATTTTACGGCTACGTAAATTTCTTGAAGTTTCCGTTTGATAAGCCATTTGGTAGACATCAATCACCCCAATATTTTCGAAATCCTTAATGTATTGAAGGTATTGGATAGTAACAATTTTTCTTGTAATGTTCGGTACATCCATGTACTTGAACTCACGGAAAAATTTAATAAATTCCTCAATAGGTACTAACGCATGACGATGATTTCTAATTTCGTTGCCATATTCACCACATGGGATAAAAGATTCTATGCGGCTGAGGAAGTCAACACAGAGTCTTTTGTTCTCTTGCATACAATCGAGTGATAGCATCTGTCTCCAGCCAATAAGTTTATCTCTTACTAACTTATTAGATAGAATGTTTGTACGGGTCGGATTGAGTAAATCTGAAAGAAGCATTGTTATAGAATGTTTGCTGAACTCAGCAAGCGTATGGCATTGCTTTAAACTCGACCGCAAAACTTCTTCATGCTCGACATAAGCGGTATATTCGTCTTTACTTTTCGCACTGAGGAACACCCGGCATACGTCAATGTATGGCATCTTATAACCAAAAAATCGGCATCGTTGCTCAATGGTGTCAGCTGTTGAGCGCCCGGCAGATGTGCGAGGCATATAGGATATTGAAAGTTTTTCAATAGTGAATCCTCGGTTGAGCATATCTGCACCGATTAAAATATGTCCTTTCTCGGCATTCCAATCAATGGTATTCTCGCTGTCACCTTGAACCAAATGGCATTGTGTCCTGAGTATGGTACGAGGAATTAATGGAAGGACTTTCTCAAAAGAGGGAGGATTTTCCATGTATTGAGTTATACTATCGAATGACTGTTTGAGAGACTGGATATAGAGATCTTTGCCAGGGTCGCCTTGGGGAGCACGAAGAATTTCCAAATAATACTGTAAGTTATTTGAAATCCAGTGCTCGAAAATTTCGTTGGTATCTCTGCGACCGTCAATGTGGACCATCATAGAAAGGAATGGTTGACGCTTTTCTTTGATGACAACAATGGCTACGCTGATAATGAATTGCCTTAAAGCCTCCATTAAAGAGGCTGGTATTTCAGTTAAAGGATTGCGGCTGTAATGATAAATTTCTTCATCTGGGATAATGGAGAGCAAGTTGCACTCCGTATTCTTGAAGAAATATTTACCACCCGTATATCCTTTACCTGGAGTCAAGACAGTATGGTATTTGGGAGAAAGAATGTCATTATTGTCAATAAGGAACGCCGCTTGCGGAGTGGCAGTATATTGAATATATGAATGATTTGGCAGAGTTTTCTTCAATCGTAAGATTGCGCTATAAGTTCTACTAAAATCATCATCTTCCCAGTCTTCTTTTCCTGCATTCTTCTTTGCAAACGTGTTGAAACTTGCTTGGTCAGCTTCATCATCAATAATAATGACACCAAAATTCTTAACAAGATTTTTGATTTCGGGATCTTCAAAAATCTGAGCTAAAGAATTTATATGCTTATAATGTTTGAGGATAGGAAAAAGAAGAACTTCTTGCCCTATCTCCATAAAATTCTTTATGCGGTTGCGATCTGAGATGCTTGGGTCTGTGAAAATTTTGTAGTATTCGTTTTCGTCAAAAAGAAGATCTTGACGCAAGCGAGAAGAAGTCTGCTCTTTGAGATTAGTCTTAGTACCAGTGAGATAAATGACGATACGCCAATTATTATCAGCAGCAAGTGCTGTTAGAGTAGTGAAAGATAATGTCTTTCCACTCTGAACATAACCAACAGCAATGTTGGTTATAGATTCTTGATTACCGGGAAGAATACAATGAGAAAGAATATCTTGTGCTTCTTCTATTATTGTGAGTTTACTGTCCTCATCAATTTTTTCTTGGCTATTTATAAACGCCATAGTGCGTTCTCCAATGGATGGCATAAAGTAGTCCTTTGGAGGGTCTTGTACTATATCAGTTATGGAAATAATTTCTGTCATATCAGGCCAAAAAGTTGATTGAACTTATTTCTAAAAGCTGCAGCCGAAGGTGTGCCGGATTGCAATAGAAGAAGTTCTGTTACTACCAAATTTTTAATAAAATAAGCCAACTGCAAAATACTGTCTTCAGAAGAAAGACAGTCTCTAAAACGTTCAAAGAACCCATTAGACAAATTTATAGTAGCATAATATTTCCCGTCTGGTTTATTTACCAAAGAATAAAGACCTTTGCTTGAACTTTCGGAAACACCATTGATAACCAATCTGAATGAAGTTGAAGCAGAGGGCTTAACCTCGGTCTCAATAGCCGGAATTTCAAATGACTCGTTTTCAATGGTCTGCGCTGGCTCTGTCTGAGAAGGGGTTTCGACAACAGTAGTTGTTATCGAAGTTTTAGCGATAGTCGTCGGAACTTCTATTGGCTCAACAGGTAATTCCATTGGCTTGGATATTTCATCAGCTATGGTTTTAACAAGTTGCTGAGCAGCCCTGGTCTTATCTGCTTGAGTTTTGGGCTTGGTGTAGTTTTGTGCCTGACCAAATAAGTCTAAAGATTTATCTCGGTCAATGTCGCCTTTAAGAATTTCAATGAAAGTAGAAAACTCATCATCGTCCTGGAAAGAACTTTTGGTGAAACTTACATCAAAGCCTTCAAGTTCCAATTCTCCAAAAATTCGTTTATAGCGAGGAGAACCTTCTTCTCCGCTCAGAATTTTTGGACGAAATTTCTCATCATAACTGCTTCCGATAACACGACCACGCCTAAACAATAGGATACCGTTATCTACGGAAGTAGACATTTTTTCAAGAATACCGATGAATCCTTTGGCATAATATACACCTATCTGCTTACCAGTTTCATCATATTTAGGAGCTACAAAATTGATTTCTCTGCGCCATGTAATCTTCTCTCCATTAGGAGTTTTGTAATATGGAGCAATGAGACATTGCAGTTGCGTGTCCTCTAAAAGTTCACCATTAACTACTAAATCTAAAATACCTTCACGAATGTATTTGGAATAAATACTTGCCAAATGCTTCTTGACATAGGCAATTTGGCGAGTGCGTGGTTTATTCTGAGATAGTTTAGTAAGGGTTATTATAGTATAATGCTCTGATAAATTTGCAGGTTCAGTGATTATGGGAAGTTCTACCTCTTGGTTTTTGGTTACTTCGTGAATATCAAAAACTAACGTTTTGATTTCACTTTCTCCATACGCTTTAGTCTGAACTGTCCAAAGATCAGATAACCAAATAGAGGAAACTTTCATACCCATACCAAATTCATTGAGTCCCTTGCGGTCTAATGGAATATTGGCTAACTCAAAAGCTCTGTCGTAATTTTCGTTAGTTATACCGAAAGCATTATCAGTAATGGTAATTATATCTTGCTCTATATCAATGTTGATATCTACACGTAGTTTGCCATTAGGGTTAATGTTTTTCAGAATATCTATATGGTCTTTGAAACTCTGCACAGCATTATCTACATATTCTGCAAGAGCGTTCCATACCTTATTTTCGATGTAACGAAAAGCAGAATAGACTAATGGCTTGGTAGCTTATGGAAACTTTATTGTTGTTCATCGTTCAATAGGAGTTTTGCGATACGGCGTACCAATGTTACATTTATAGCATTACCCAAGGCCTCTAAAGTTCGTGTAGATGAAAGCGAGCTAAAATTCAAGTCTTGCATACCTTGAATTGCAGCGGCTTCACGGATTGTCATATAGCGACCTTTATTGGGCTCTCCCTCAGATAGAATCTCAGCGGGTAATTTTACCCATGGAAAAATAGGAATTTGAGTACCTACCAAATTTAGTGCAGGTGCGAAATTGGGTAGTTTTACACGAATACCCGAAGCTCTGAATTGGATAATTTTATCTTCAAGTGTAGGAGTAGCCGTAATACCGCAATTCCATTCCATTTTCAAATGGCTATTTTCAAAATTGCGAATTTTTTCAATCCACGGATCAAGCCATGATTTGTTTCGTTCATAAAATTTGCGGTTTTGTTCGATATATCTTATTTTCCAATTTGGAAATATTAGTGAAGTTGTGGTTTGAGCATAGTTGGGTAACTGTGCTATGCAAGCCTCTTTTGTCAGTCCATTTATGGGTTGCCCCAATTTTCCTAGCTTGCCTTGCAAATTTTCAAGAGATTGGAATACAGGGGCTTTATTTTTGAAATCATATGTGGCTCCAAATTCCATGGCCCATATAGGGAATGACGGTATAGTATCGCCGTGCGCGATAGTTTGGTCAATGAACTCTTGCCAAACTTCAAGTTGAAGCCTTGTTTCAGGTTTTAGCTTTGTGATATTAGTATCGCTCGCATCAATAACCTTATTGATGTCGCAAAAACGCGATGCGCCTTTCTGAGCAACAGGGAAACGAAAATGGTCTAAAGAACCTTTTTCATTGGCAATAGCAACAATGAAAATTCTTTTTCGATGTTGGGGAAGTCCAAATTGATGTGGTGAAAGAATGTCAGCTTTCACATCATAATTTAGCGCAGCTAACTTTTCTTGTATTACTTTCCATGTATTACCGTTGTCGTGATTCTTGAGGTTTTGCACATTTTCGAGTAAAAGATATTTGGGCCTATGTTCAGCAACGATGGCACAAATATAGTCGAATAACGTACCTCTCTGTTTAGTGTCATTAAAACCTTCTCTTTTGCCTGCTTGACTAAACGGTTGACAAGGGAAGCCTGCACATACAATATCATGTGGAGGTATGTCTTCCGGGTTGATCTTTGTTATATCGCCATAAATTGGGGTCTCTGGAAAATTTAAGTAAGCATTCGGCCTCGTGCGTGTTTTTTTCCCCTCTTTTCCTTCCTACCTTTGTGGCTTCATTATAATCTTAATCCA